TCTTTCTTCATAGATCTTGGTTCAACAAAATCCCACTTGGTGTTTTCAAATTCTTCAATCCATTCTTTCAAATCTTCTCTTGTCCATATTGGTGCAAAAGATGGTCGGTATTTAAATGGTACATTATCTTTATTTTCCCACTCATCAAGTCGTTGTGTTACATCCTTAATAAAGTTTTTAGACTTAGTGTGTTTAACCCACTCTCGATAATCGTCCTCCGATTTGATGTACATAACATCGCCATAATTATAAAACTCCATTTCAGGAAATTCCAAATTTGGGTTATTGGTGTAAACATCAACAATGCCATTGTCTCCGTTGTATTCACCACAAAGTTCTTTTAATGAATATAAACTACTTGGTCTTTCTTCCCACACACTGCCAAACTGACGGACAGAACAGATGTATAAATAACCATCCTCATATGAATGAATAAGTCCTTCAATTTTATTTCTCAAAGAAATAAGTTCGTCCATTGTTAATTTTGTAAGATCCATATTATATGTTTAAATGTTTTTTTGCGTTCTCTAAAAATCCTTCAATATTTCTTTTTCCAACTGGGTTTGCACTATGAACCAAATACTCCGGTAATGGTTGGTTTTCATCTGCACAGTATTCCACAAGAAACTTTGCACAGTCAAGACCAGTTTTTTCTTCTATGTTATCATAATCCAAAGTTCCATTGGTTGCAACATTTCTAAAATATTCATCCATCGCGGTATCACCTAGGTCGTGATCAAATGATACAAATTTAGGGACTCCGTTAAGTTCAATGTATTCAACAAAATCATCATAGTTTGTCACTATATCCCAATCATTGGAAAAGTAAAACTGATTGTGTTTATCTGAGACCAACCCAATTGCGTCTTTTGGGATTCTTACATCATCCAAAAATAATTTATTTTTCATACAATCCGTCTTTTTCGTCGTCTTTCATCATTTTAACTATTGCACTTTCTCTTTTGTATTTTCTCAAAAGATTGAAGATTTCCTTGATATCTGTAAATTCAGATGGTGGCGAGTCGTTTCTTCCTGGAAGAAACATCACAGTAAATCCGTGATTTGCTGCAAACCTTTCGGTTACTCTAATACCATTGATTTCATCAAGATAAATCCAAGGAAAGTTTCCTGATAGTTTTACTTCTATTCCTATTTTTTTAAGTCGTTCAATAAACACTGCAAGTTTATCTGTGCTTATTTTTGTGCTGTTTCTTGTTTCCATCGTATATGTTCCAAATTTAGTTTTTACTTCCATAACATTCAAGTTTTTTATCCGTTACATTCCACAAATCTTTTTTTCCTTCCGTCATATGACAGTTGTGTTTCTTTCCGGTTCTTTTACCGAACTCCACAATCATATCATTATGACGATTACGAATAAAATGAGGACATTCTTTGCAGGGTTTTTTCACTCCGTAAAGTTAAGAAATGTTTTTTAATGAAACAAATTATTTTTTGAAATTGTAGGTGGTTTGGATTGGTCTTTTACCGTACTTCTTTTCCATAAGTTTCTGGTGTAAATCCCAATTCACGATCGATTCGTTTGTTTGTTCCTTCTCGTCTGGGATTAAGGAATAAATTTTTGATATTTTTTTTAACATTTGATTACCTAATCTATTAAAATTTTCACATTCATCTTTAAAAAACTGTACAGGATCATTTTGATACCTTACAGTTCTTGAGATGTATTTATCTCTAATCCTTTCCTTTTCTTTATCTATGAATGGACTAGAAGTTCCAATAAAATTTGAAAACAATTGGTCCAGTCTGTCTTTAGCGTTATAAAATTGATCGTCGAAAATGTTAATCTTAGCGTTTACTATGTTGATATATACAAGTTCAAGGATCTTTGATATTTTTTCATTATCTGACATATTTTTTGGGTCAAGTTTAACGTGTGTTAATAACCTATCAATTCTGTCCATTTCATTTTTCATACTTTCAATTAATTTATCAAAAGTAAGATCTCTAATATTTTTAATTTCAATGAATGTTGGGTCATTGGTTATGAACTCATAAAATTGGTCTCTGGTGACTCCTTTTAATTTCATCCTAGCAGCTATCTCAGTTGGTCTAACCAGATTCTCAATTGAACTGATGAAATAAGATTTTCTCATAAAATCATCGATCACCGGAATACCGAATCTAATTCCAGATGACGCGTATACTTGGTATTTTGCTAATTTACCTAATTGACCCATCTTCTTTTTGGATTTGTCATATCTGTGTTTTAACTCATGTGCTAATATTGAGATGGTTTCAATACTATCTTTTGTAAACGACTCATACATATCACTTGGTTCCCAATTTTCTGAAGCTATAAAACTTAAAGCTAAATCTAGTTTAGAATTTTGTAATATAATTACCATTTTAATACCCGTATCAAATCTAGATTGGTTATAAACACCCATAGACCCAATCACCATTTCACCATCATATTCATCGACAGTTTCAACGGAAACCTCAACTTCTAGTTCCTTTAATTTCAGATCCAAAATGTTAATTTCAAATGTACTCCCAAATTCGTATTTGGGTTCTTTGGTGTTAATTTTTTTCAATTGTTCCGAAATGAAGTTATATAATTTTTCAGCTTCATCTATAATACCTTCAGGTACTCCAACAGCTTCAGTTATCAATTTTTTTGATATATAATTAAGTTGATTCTCGGTTAAAAAAATATTTTTCATATTATATAAATATAAAGGGGACCCATTATAGATCCCCAGTTTAGAATTAATCAATAAGTATGTTTACTTCCGTAAAGGTACGGTGTCAACAATTTCCAAAGATACCGGAATAATTCCAGCTCTAATAATGTTTAACTTCTTAGCACATCCATAAGACAAATCTATAATCATCTTTGACGACTTTGGTAGTCTATCGTTGATCTTGACCAGGATTGTGTCATTATTTTTTAAATTTTTCACCTTAACAATGGTTCCAAATTTATAGTACTTGTGTGCTGCGGTTAAACTGTCACTGTAAAATGTTTCACCTGACGCGGTTTTCCTTCCGGTCCAGTGTTGTCCATAATACGAAGCTGTTCCCTTTACCGGACCACCACTCATCATAACCGACATCAAAAACATCGGTAAAAATAAACTAGCTTTTCTCATAGTTTTTGTTTTTATTTTGGTTTATTTATTACAAATTAATTACCCAACAACACCAACCTTATCATCCAGGTGGTGGTCATCAAGTACTTCAGACCCAATTGGTCGTTTATTCATTATTCTAACTATTTCATCAATAGTGTATGGGTTCATATTATTCCCATCAACACCAACATCCATTTTTTTACCATTACCAAATTTTCTATGTTCTGGTAAATGAACGTGACCATGAAGATGAATAACACCTTTGTTTAACCCATGCCAACTCTGTAATGGGTAGTGACACAAAACAAATGAATTATCATCTATTTTAACTTCCAAGTAATGTTGTACACTTAAAAATCTTGTTTGGATGTTTGCTCTGTTATTTTCAATGTGGTGATCGTGATTTCCTAATATTAGGTGGATGTTTTGACAAACAAGTCTATCAAGGAATATATCAATATTTTCAAATCCCCCAAATGAAACGTCACCCAACATTATTAGGGTATCATCTTGACCCACCTTACTATTAATACCTTCAACTAATCTTTCATTCATTTTTTCAATGGTGTCAAAATCTCTAGTTGAGTCGGTTGGTATCTCACCTTCCGGTGTTCTCCAGTTTGTCGTACCTCTAACTATGTTCTTATGTCCATAGTGTGTGTCTGAAGTTATAAAAACTTTTCCGGTTGTTAATATTTTTTTAAAATTCATATCCTATTTTTTATGGTAAATCATCTAACCAATCAAGATCACTTGGTGGGACAAATCTAGAAGAGTCCGGGTAACTATTAATCATATTCCTAAGTCTAGAAATCCTATCAACATTATAACTTCTATTTGGGTTTGCTGGTCTTGGGATATCTAGGGTCGCTGTTGTACTGATAGAGTATGGATTTCCCATTGTCCCGTATAATGAATCTGAATTGGTTAATAATGTATTATTTTCTATCCCAGCTAGTTCACCGGTTGTCTTATACATTTGTAATTCTTTTTTTACAACCAAAAACAATTCATCTGGGATTTCACTGATTGACATCGGGTCTATTTCTTTATCTTGTTCATTCCAAGCTTGTATTTGATTGTTTCTGTTTCTTTGATGTTCCAACCTAAAGTTTCTTGAGAACGCTATTTTTAAACCGGTGGTTTTATTTATAACATACACTAATCGGTGTGTTGATAAATAATTAACCCAATATTTTTCTTGTGTCACACACCATTTTGTGTTTGATCCGTAGGTTTTGGATGACTCAAAACTTAATGGGGTTATTATAAACCAGGTATCGTCCTCGTAAATTTTAATAACTTCTTTTTCTAGTTTTTTCCTATTTTCAATTTCTTCGGCTTTTTTAACAACCTCATACAATTCTAGAAAATTACTATAAGAACTAATATCTTTATTTTCAATTCTATTAGATCTAGAGTGTCTCTCAAATTCATTTAGGGTTTCAATCTCACCCGAACCAAATAAGAACACTCCCATATACCCCATGAACTCTTCTTTATTTGGACTATAATACTCATTGTCTCTTTTGAAGTTTTTAATCAAAAAATCCAAATACTTATACGAATCAGTTGGGTCCAAATAAGAGATTATATCAATTATTGATACATTCAAATCTGGGTGTTGTTCTTTTAATTTATCTAACCTACTCATAACTTAATTTCAAAACGATTTATCATTTGTTCAATTTTATCTTCTGGGACATCGTGTTGGTTTTTACCACCGTGTCTGTTTTCAACAATAATGGTGAAAACGGTATATCCAAACTCCTTAGCTAAATCAAAATATGGTTTCATTTCCCATTCTTGGGTTGAGGTGTTTGAGACGACTATCTTTGGGTACTCCAGGATCATATCAGTTTTAACAAAACTTTGACACCATTGGTGTGCGTCTTTGATTTTCGTTGGGTTAAATTCATATTTCCCTGATGGAGTTACAAAGTACATATCAGCTTCGTAGTGTTGTCCACCCAATGTTTTAGCAAAGGTACTCTTCCCTGATCCGGGAATTCCTCTAACGATATATAATATTTTATCCATGTGACAAATATAAATCTTTTTTTTTGAAAAAACAAATATTTATAAGTATGAAATTGGTATTATCAGAAAATCAATATAGAGTTCTGCTTTTTGAATCTTCGGATTTTGGGGAGATCTATAAGATGTATTACCAGGAAATGTATCGTAAGATCTGTTATCCGATGTCTAACAACGACTCTGACTTAGCTAAAGACTATTGTCAGTCAGCGTTTATAAAAGCGTATGAGAAATTTGATAAATTTGATGATGTACGTAATGTTCAAGGTTGGTTAGCTAGGTTAATTAGAAACCACATAATAGATCAAATGAGGGGTAATAAAATGAAACATACTTCAGATAGTGAACTGTTGTCCACTCCAGAGGAGGAGCCAAATGACCCAAATTTATTTATGAATGAGTATAGTGAGGAGGAGATTAAAAAAGCTATTGATATGTTAACACCAAACTATAAAAAAGTATTAAAGATGTACTACTTTGAAGGTCTATCTCACCAGGAAATAGCTGACGAACTGGGTATTAGTGAGGGTACATCAAAATCAAACCTACATAAAGCTAAAGCTAATTTTAAGAAAAACCTTAAAAAAATTAAAGGGGAATAAATCCCCCCTTAAATTTTAGGTCAACACTTAGATTGTGTCCGACTCCACCACCTTGTTTTTTCTAAACAAGGAAACTAACTAAATTCTGTCGATGTTGATATTCTTAAATCGTCAATATAAATATCGTGATACCTAGAACTATCAAACCATGAAACTCTACTTGATGGATTTTCTTCATAGTATGTCTGTGTGTCCCATCCGTCCTTACACCAATCAAGGGCCATTTCAATAAATTCGTCCTGATTAATCTCAACACCATACTCATCAATTATACGACCACTTCTAATAAAGTCAAATAATTCTTCTTTACTGGTGTAGAATTTTTTATCGTGGAAATTCCAACAAAACTTCCACCCCATACTCCTTTTACCCAAATGGATTAGAATGTTGTCGGTGAATTCATCCCATGGGGACCAGTTAGTCCATTCATCTGGACCACCACCAATGTTAAAATTATTATTAATTGATCTTGGACTTATGTCCATTTTCCTTATTTTAGTCTGTAACTTGTTTTTTCTTTCCTCAAGTTCCTTAACTGAAGGTATTCTATAAAAATTGGTCCCCATATTTAAATTTTATTTATCCAAAGATAATAATTAGTATTGTTTGTGGTCCCTGGTGTTATAATGTGAAATGGTACCCCAGGTATTGATCCGTAATTAAACATTGACATGTTCACACTTCCACTCATATCCCCCCATATGAACGAATACAAACTTAAGTTCATTCCGGACATGGTCTCTGTCAAATGATAAACACTCTGAGTACCGTTCATAATGTATGTGTCCTTATCAATAAAAGATATTGTGTCATTAAGTGGTAATACCTCACCAAACTCCCCAACACGATAACCAGTAACGACCCAGTCTTGACCTGACAATGTATATACACTATCAATACTTGTGGTGTCAGTTATAATTGGTTGTGGTGGATTTGGTGGATTTGGTTGTATGTTCTCCTTGACACATGACGTGAGTAGAACTAAAGAAAATAAAACTAAATAAATGAATTTCATACTAATAATTATTTAGTAACTAAAGCTTCAATTTTACTTTTAACTGGATTTACCATATCAAGTTCCTTGGTTGAGGTGACAATAACACAGTCCTTAAGGATCCGACTTGGTATGTGAATGTAGAATGTATCCCCATTAAATGACGTTAGGTCCTCGTTTAACTCCACACATCCGTGGATCATTTTCAAGAACAACTTAAACTGAATCTGATCAACAAATACTTCCTCTAACAATGTACCAAACTTCTCGTTGATAATTAATATTCCGTATCCAATCTTTTTCATATCTTAAACGTTAAAAATTTGTTTTAAAACCATAATAACTTCTGAGTAATTTCCGTGTCTTAAATCGGTCTCACACTCTTTAAGTACTTCAATTACACAACCTTCAGCGTCACTATTTGAGTGTCCTTCTGAGATTAGTTTAACCACCGCTTTGTCGGAAGTCATATATACCATCTTCAAACCTTTCGGGAATTTTTTAATGGTTTCGATAGATTTTCTTTGTTCTTTTGTCATTGGGTATCTGTTAATGTTAAGACAAATATACAAGATATATTTTAATTGGCAAAAAAAAATCCCATAAAAAATTACTTCCATGAGATTTTTAGTTATTAACCAACAATATTTTGAAAGGGAATATTAGGTTTTGTGTAATATAAATACACAATACTTTTTAAAAGTTCTTACTTTTTTAATACTTTTTTTATAATTTCCTCTAATTGATCATTTTTTTTACTAAATGGTAGATCATCTATTGTAAAATACCCACATTTACTGTGTTCGTGTCCGTCTTTAGCTTTATTTAAATTTGGTGTTATATTTTTACTTGTTTCATGTAAATAAACATAAATTAACCCACGTTTTGTTGTCTGGTCTTTATCATATTTATTAATAAATCCAACTAATTTTAATTTGTCTGGTAGTACAATATTTGTCTCTTCATTAAATTCTCGTAAAGCAGCTTGTACTGGTGTTTCATCACCTTCGATCATTCCAGAAGGTATTGACCAGACATTTGGCATTGATTCGTCTGGTGATCGTTTACATAACAACACCTTATCTTTGTTTTTGATTATAATACCTGAATACCTTTTAAATTTAACCATACGACAATATTTATAAATATATGATAAAGTTAATTATAAACAATAGTCTTTTTAATGTAAAATGTCCTATGACCGATAAAGACATTAGTGACGGTATGATGGGTAAAAAATTTGATGATGATTTTAATGGGATGTTGTTTTTAATGAAAAAGTCCAACCATTCGTTCTGGATGGTTGATTGTATTGTTCATTTAGATATAATTTTTATTGACAATAATGTAATCACAAAAATACATAAAAATTGTAAACCATGTTTAGACAGTACTGGTTCTGAATGTGAGAGATATCGTGGTTATGGTGATATGGTATTGGAAATTAACGGTGGTGATTGTGATAAATACAATATTAGGGAGGGTATGTCTATTGAGTACCCAACTAAATTAATGATCTAATTAAAAAACCTACAGGGTCTACCGTTGGGTTTGACACATTTTTAGTCAATAACTCTGTTGGTGTTGTTATCTCTTCCGCTCCGGCTAATTGTTGTTCACCTTCTGGTTGTTGTCCCCCAAATTCGTCATTATAATACTGTTGTGATTGTTGTGTTTGTGAATACTCCCCAACTTTTTGGTTGACATATTCCTGACCATATTTAGCATCCAATTCTTCTGGTCCAACCCAATTACCTAACCCAAGAAAATCCAAAAACCCTAAATACCATTTAGTTCTTCTCATAAGTGATCTAACAGATCTATTACCCCATATTCTGGGAACACCACCAGCTAATCCTGACCAAAGTGTTGGATTGGCGTTTTTATATCCCTTAAATATACTCGATCCGTCAGCTAACTTTCGTAAATTTTTAATATTTTCAATTTTCTGTACGTCACTAATTTTTGACCAATTTTTTACTAAATTACCAGTCTCAGCTTTTAACACCCTACCTTTGGTACCAGCTTGGGAGAATAGATCTATCCACTGTCCGAGTACACCCCTAGTTCTCCTGGTTAGTACACCACCAGGTACATTGTCAACCGCAGCTTTTAATTTTGGTGTCCACTGTCCGGACCCCCTAACAAAATTACCAACAACACCTTTTTCCGCTGACAACGTTTTAAGTATTCCAAGAGCCTCAGCACTTTTACCAGCTTTACTTAATTTCAAAGCGGTATCCAATGTTTTAACCGCTGGTTTACCAACTTTCATAGCACCCATAACCGGTTTAGCTAATACGTCACCAACGTACGGTATTACCGATATCATGGATAAAAACCCAAATAAATAATCACCTTGATTAATGTATGAGATACCATTAGCTAAATCTATAACACCAGTTGGGTCAAATATACCTAATATGTCACCAACAGTGTTATACCATTGTGATTCATTTAGATTTTTTTTTCTTTTTGGTAATAAATCATTACATAATGATAATAGGAATAACTTATCATTATCTGATAGTCTATTCCATTTTTCCTCCAAAATTTGTTTTTGATTTTTATTCATTAAAAATACTTAATTTATTATAAATATCCTAAGTATTCAAAATGGGTTAGTTTAGTTTAATTTTGATTCCAAATTCTTAATATGGTGATCTAGGTACCATAAAGCTTTTCTTAAGTCTTCCAATTCTTTTGTTGGGTCCTTTTTACCAGCTCTAGAAATATATTTAACAGTATTACCTAATGAAAACCCGAGATCCCAAGCGTCAATAACTTTAATAGCTTCGTATGGATTTTCACCACCACCATAATGATTTGGGTGGTCTACATGTTCAGTTGTTTGATTTGGTTTTGTATTAATTGCCCAGAAAGCTCCATCAATACTGTTTATTGTGAAGTTTTCCCAATTAATACTATCAACACCCCTATCAACATCTGGTATATTAGTTTCTGTGGATTTATAATCATCAATATATATAACACCACCTGGTTGTAATCTAGAAGCTGTCAATATTGTGTCGGATGTTACACATTCAAATGTGTGACCACCATCAACCTCAACAAAATCAAATAGAACTTCGTTTGAAGTTAGAAACAGTGGAATTGTCTCTAATGAGGTTCCTGGTATTAAATTCATGTATATACCATACTTTTTAACTTCTTCCGATAATATCTCAAAATTAGGTACCGTACATTCGTGTTCACAAATATCAAAAACAGTTATTACTACTGGTGTTTCACCGTATTCACCAGATTGTCTCATTGAAGCTATTGTATCACAAATAATAAAAGCTGAGTGTCCCATATTAAACCCGATCTGAATAATCTGTTTAGGTTTATATTCCCTTATTAAATTTGATAGTAGGTTTTGTCTGTTTGGGAACCAACTAATGTTTCCTTCATTACAGTCGGTTTTCATTCCAGGTAATAGATTCATGTTATTATTTATTTAATTCTTTAATTTTTTCAAGTATTTCTTCTTCGGTTTTACCTTCATTAAACATTCGGTATATTATCACTGAAAAATCATCGGTTAGATAAGCTGCGTCTGAATCCAAGTATTTCATTATGTTATCTAAATTTTTTAATATTCCTTCCTTACTAAAAAATCTTTTATTAAATCCCGTCATCTTCGTTAACTATAGAAAACCTATCCTTTAATTTTTTATATTTATTAATGATTTCATTTTGTCCAACATATGTTATTAACTTACGTTTAAACAAAGGTAGTAATGTTTGTTCTATTGGGAACTCACCATTACTGGTCATTTCAAATACCGGTAGTTTTCCGTCTGTGTTTTTATCAACCGTATTAAAATTATCAATAATTTTTGATATTGTCAAATCTGTGGTGTCAGAAAATATTAAATTTGTTGTTGTCTTTTTTTCTGGTGACTTTTTGGACACCTGTTTGATGTCGTATCTCCACACATATTTTTTATTTGTGTTTTTATCAATAAAATAAAAATATCCGGTAGTACTTGTTGTATTTTTTTTATTCTTTTTTGGTTTGATCTCTACGTTATCGAACACTATTGTCCATACTGATTTAGCGATATTGAAATACTCCAACATTTTTGGTGCGGTGTATTTTAGGATTTCAATAAACTCTTCAGTTTCAGATTCATCCATTTCTGGAATGTCTTTAATTTTTAAATCCCTAACCAACAATTCGTCGTCAACTGATAGAAATCGTTTATTGGTGTATACGATTTTTCTATCCTTGATTAATGTTTGGACATTAGCTAAGTGTAGGGACAACTCAATAAAACTTGGGTACAGTTCCAGATTATCTAGTTTTTCACCCATTTTTTGAAAGTACGAGAGTAGCTTGTACTCTTTATGTTCCTTATCGATTGGTTTTTCGAACATCCAGTCGGTGTTCATTAAAAATTCTATTTTTTTCTTTCGTTTCATCAATCATAATAATAAACATAAATCTTGTTGGTGTAAAGATTAATCTGTTCTAACAACATAATATCGGTCCTGATTTATTGTGTAGTAATCATATGTGTCGTCATAACCACTAATTCTACCATAATCACTATCACTAACTAAATCATCTAACATTTCATCTTTATCAATAAAAGGACCATAATCCATCCCATAATCATCCAACCATCTTGTCGGGTTATCTCTAATCTCGGACAATCGGTCCTCAACAGCTTCTTCCACTGAATCATCATCTAAATCACCATCTGGATCATCTTTAATTACTTCAATTTCAGATTCAATTTCACTAGTTCTATCTTCAATCTCACTTATTCGGTTTTCATTTTCCTCCTCATGTTCACCATCCTCATCGTCATCACTATAGTATATTTGTTCAACCTCTTTACCGTTTTGATAAATCACCCATCGATTAGAATCGTACTGAGTTATTAATTCATTATTCATGTAATCGGTAAATTTAAAATACCTTAAACTTTCAGTTACTTCTTCCGTTAATGGTGATCTAGCTCCTCTTTCAATTAAAAATTGTTCCTGAAGTAATGATCTTCTTTCATATTCTAGTTGTTCAATTTCACGTTCCTGACTACCACTAAGAGTTTTTTCAATGTCATAACTTTCTGGACTTTCATATATGTCATTTCTAACGTCATCTTCAAAGTATTCAGCGACTTCATCACCGTTTATGTATCTTTCTAAGTGGTTTGAATCAAAATATTGTTCGGGACTATCAACCCAGTCTTGATAATATTCTTTTAAAGCTTCATCAAATTGGTCTTCAGTTCCAACTGCGTATCTTTGACCGTAAGTTGTGTCATTAACAGATTTAAATATGGTTAAATCACCATAATGACCTCCATCCTCAACTAAATCATAGACATCATGAACCTCATCCATTAAATCATTGATGTCAGATTCAACCTCATCCATTTCAACAACAATGTCGTCAGATTTTTCATCATCTTCCTCTTCTTCTAGTTTTTGTTCTAATTCTTTATGTTTTCTTCTAAGTTCTTCTAATTTTTCTTGATCTTCATCATCTAAAAGTTTAACTGAACCATCGTGGTCTTCCATGAATTTAAGAACAGCGTGTGCCATTTCACCGGTTGTGTCCCCATTATTTAGGTCCCATTCATTTTCTTCACGTCTTTCCTGAGATTCTTCTCTCTCTCGTTGTCTTTTTAATCTTTCAAGATATTTCTCGTACGGTGTTCCCCAAACTCTGATATGATTGGAGTGTGTTGTTATTCCTTTAATCGTTTTGATACCGGTACCAGATAAATCAACCACACCATCAATTCTAATGTCACCCAAATCAGTAATTTTTTCCCTAAACTTATGATCACTTAAATCTAAATTCCCGGTGATTCGTATTTTTTTACCTTTAAATTGTGGGAGGTTATGAATTAATTGAGCGTTACCATTAACACCCATTAATAATTTTTTATACATCTCTGGTTGGATTTCGACGTAATTGTCCTCCTCATTCTCCAGGATAATGTTCTTAATTAAATTAATTAATTTACTTTCACTAAGTCTTACTAATTTTTTCATATATAATAAATATTAAAATCTTTACAAATATAACTTTATTGGGATATTTATATATAGAAATAAACCTAATAAAAACATTAGTCATGGGATGTGGATGTAAAAACAAAGGGAACCAACAAGCTGCTCCGGCTCCTCAACAACAAGTTAACACTCAGAATGAGGGTACAAAAAATCAAACTGTACAGGAATCTGTGAAAAAAATTGTTGAGAGATATTATAACAATAAGAAATAATCCCTTTGTCAACTAAAAGACTTAGAAGGTGGGAATGTTTCCACCTTTTTTTGTATTTATATTAAAAGTAAAGTATGAAGCCTTCAGATATTATTGAGTTATTTAACGATGGTGAATGGGAAAAAATTTCCAAATTCTTCAATAATGATATAATGACATTTTTAAAATTTTCAATTAGTAAAGGATTCTCAAATCGTTTGGATATATCTAACATATCCTGGAGGGAGTTTGAGGAAAATGAAAATTTATTTGATTTTTTAGCTGAGAACGGTTTTTTGGATAACGTTGACTACGATTCATTGGATGATGATCTTAAAAACTATTACTTATATTGGTGGTTAAATGAAAATCCAGATGAGTGTCTTCAGTATATATCTGGTGGGATATTATCGGATGTTGAGATTAGAGGTGAGGGTGAGTATTGGTTAAGACTTAGAGACCGTGATGAATTGGTGGTGTTTTTTGATGATACTGGTAGGGATGTTACAGCTCGTGATTTAGCTAAAGGTATTTTTGAGGAGGAAGATAGGTGGTATGACAGATTCTGGGACACCACGGATAATGTTTACCGAGATGTCATCGATGAACTTGATGATAGTAATTTACGGGTTTTAGCTAGTCGTATTCTCAAAGAGATCGGTAACCAGGATCTAAACATAGAAGATTATGGGTCTGATTTCTTTCACGAATTAATGAAACAACAAGGTAGGGAAGATTTTTTCCAAATAACTGATGATGTTATTTATGATTTAATAAAGGATCAGGAAGCTATGGAGGAATTACTTGATGGTGACCTAGATGAACTAAAAGGTGAGTTATATAATGTACATGATAACGCGTATAACAGTGCGTATGAGAGTGAATGTTATGATTTAGTTTATGATGGTCTTGATGAATTCTTCTCATCAAAAATAACTGAGGAAATGACAAAATCTGGTGATAAAACAAAATATACCCCCTATATTAGAATTAGTGATTTTTATAACAATGTTAAATCATTTGTTTATGAAAATAGGGGTCGTGGTTATAGTGATGGGTTATTGGAGTATCATGGATCATATACTGAAATGATGAGGTCCCTATTTGATGATAATGAATATGAGCAAATTGATTTTAGAATTCCTGGGTACCCTGATTGGGATCGTGTTAATAACAACATAAATGAATTTTTCTCAGATTATATATAATGAAAGTTTCAGAACTAATAGATAGATTTAATAATGGTGAATGGTATAAAATTTCAAAACTATTCAACAATGATTTATCCACATTTATAAATTTTTTTGATAAAAAAGGATTACTGGATAAGATTGACATAGAATCAATTAATCGAAATGATGATGATGGTACAATAAATCAAGTGTGTTTAATGTATTTGGATAAATATGGTCCTGATTACTTTTTGAAGTACCTTGGTGATGTACAAAAAAATGAGGACGGGTATTTTTTAAAATTAGATGATTTATCTGAGTTATCTAAATTATTTGATTCTGGGGACAGTCGTGGTATGACTGATGAAGAGATTGTCAGTGAGGTACTCAGTCCAGATTGGTTTGAGATGTATACTTTTTCTAGTCGTGATGTTGATTGGTACAGTGATATTGTGGATGATTTAAATGATGATAACTTAAAAACTTTAAAGGGTGTTGTATTGGATAAATTATCCGGTGTTGAGTTTGATAGTGAAGATTTCAATGATGAGTGGTTTTATGACCAATCAGACGATAATGGTATGTTCACCATAAATGAAACAAACATAGACCAGGTATTTTCTGATAAAAGTGTTTTTAATGAATTAATGTGGTTAGATAGTCTAAGTGAGACTAGAAGTGAGTTATATTCACTATATTCATTATCTTATAATGAAGCGTGGAACGATGAGGTATATGAACAAATTAAAATAAAAATTTCTGATTATTTTGATGGTGATCACATATGGGATAACGAAGATGTTTACTTTAAAATAAAGAATTTTGAGGGTGACTTAAGGGATTTTATGACGTGTATGGAGGATTACTCAGATTCAATAATTGATAAATACGACTACTTAGACATGGTTAAAATGTATATGACTACGTGTGGTGAGGAACTTAGAATATACAACCCGGAATACGCTGATAGTGATCTAGTGAAAAAAAACCTGAACGAGTATTTCTACAATTATATTAGTTAACTATTTATATATTAAATTAATTTTCATATCAATTGTAAAAAAAAGATATGAGATTAATAAACAAAAATTCTAGAAGAGGTGTTGTTAACTTATTTTCAGAATTTGTATTATCCAAAATAAATAAAACAGAAAATTCCATAATTCAGGTTACCGACTGTGGACCTTTTTTCGTTGTTAATGGTTTAACGACTAGTTTGTCAATTTTGGATTTAAACAAAGTAAGGGATGAGTTTGTCGACTGGTTTAGTGAGGTATTAACCGATGTTGATATCGAAACCATAAATATAATCGATCTGATTAAGTATGGTGAAAAAATAAAGAATATTGAACGTGGGTGGGTTAAGGTAAATAGGTCACTGTACGTTGAGGAACCGGAACCGGTATCTGAAGTATCAGTAAGTTCTGAATTCCCGTATGGTCACAGTTTAAATTGTGGTCGATTAATGGTTTATTATTCCCACTACATTTTCAACCACTGTTACAGTTCAATTGGTACCGATGAGGTGTATTTTTATTTTACAAAAGAACTAGATGAGGATGATGATTTTAAAATTAGGGTCATCACAAGTAAAGGTGATAAAGTTGACCATAGAGTTAAGTCGATGATACTGGACGTATTTGATTTTAATCTGGAAGAGTTTAGTAGTAAACTAACTAAGTATGATTTAATACATGATGTACTAGATCCAAATAAATCCAAACCTTACCTGATCCAAGACAGATTAAAAGATACTATTTTATTTTAAAAACGAAACCCCCATTTTAAGTGGGGGTTTTTTTATTTTTCAAAAAATTCTTTGATTATACCGACACCATCTTCCAGGTCGTCAAAATCCCTTTCGGGAGCGTATAAATTTGTACTAGGTTCTTCACTTTCCGGGGATTCAATCAACATAAACGCTGGAACAAATTCATTCTGTGTGACTTCCACAAACATATCATATTCTTCCTTGTGTTTATTTATATCCCTATCATAATAAGTGATGTTCTCTTTATCCAACATTTCTTTTAACATGTGACAATATGGACAAGATTCCATAGTGAATAAAATAACTACCTTATCCATTTATCAATTCGTTTACCATTCCGTTTATTTGTGACTCATTTAACACACCAACCTTGGTGTCAATGTTTTCACCTGAGTTAAATACTTTGGTTGTTGGGATACTACGAATACCAAGTGACATAGCTATCTCACGATTCAAATCCACATTCATTGTAAACATGTGAACATCTGTTTTATTTTCTGATGATACCTTTTCAAATATTGGTTTCATCATTCTACATGGTCCACACCATTCAGCCCAGAATTCAACTATGATTTTTTCACCAGAGTTTATTTTTTCCTGTAAGTCAACGCTACTAATTTCCATTTTATTTTAATTTTGTTAAATTTTTAATGAAGAGACTAACCTCATCAAATTGATCAGTTCTATAAATAATCTTCATTTGATAAATATCCTCATCTCTACTTTTGGATAAATATATTAGAAACCCGGATGGTGATATAAACGAAGCTTCATCGTGATACATGGTACCGTTTAAAGAATATCCATCGAGATGTTTAATGGTATATTTTCTTTCCATCAACATAACTGGAGTTATTTTAACTGGATCTAAGTAATGTATTACAGAATGTACCTTACCAGTATTCTCCTCAAGTTTTTTAATGAATTCTTCTTCTCGTTTAAACATTGTATTCGATTAAAGGTGGGGGGTTTTACCCCCCCACTTATATTTAAATCATTTCCTCAGCGGTTTCCCAGAGTTTTGTGTTTATGTGATTGTTCTGTAAGATATTTTTAATACCTCTAAGTTTGGTTCGTCGACCGGAGTTTGACTTATATCCAACCCCACCACGAACAAACTTCTCCTGAACAACATTGAACACCTTCCAAAGATCATCACCTTCGTCCTCAGATCTATTTGGTGTTAACAAGTCCATAATATCCAAGTCTGTCGGTTTTGATCCGGTATTCCATCTAAATTTAGATGATTTCATAGCAAAGTCAATCTTTTCTTCTAGAGTTAATTCTCTTTCCATCATTCTATCAATTGACTGTTGGATTCTAGGTAGTCTTTTGGAGAAGCTCTCAGTTAACTTTTTAACATCATCGAACTCAAACCCTGTATGTCTAACGTCAAATCTGTCAGCTACTGAGGTGGGTACAATCAATCCGTTACTACAAACTAATCGGTGTAGTCCAGATGTAATTGATAGAGCGGACATACCGTTGTGTGAGTTTCTAATCACAGCTTCAACAAGGGTATCACCAACTTTAGGTAATTCACCATTTCGAAGTCTTAACTCATGTAGGGAATGAATTCCTCGACCACTTTGTTTAACTGAAGATACTTTCCACCCTTCACGATCAAAAAATTCAATGATTTGATCTGTCGGTACAAATTTGTATCGACTTGTCATTTTTGGTGACGCTGATGTAGCGAATACTGATGGAGCTACTTGTTTGATTAATTCTGGGGTGTAGATCATGTTATTTAATTTAGATTAATAATAACACAAATATAAGGGTTTTTTTGGTATAAACAAATTTTTTTAAATTAATTCATTATTATATCACCAAATTTTGTTTTCATTACCAGTTTACTAACCTCAGAATGGTCATTAATTTGTGGTATTTTCATTTCAACAACGATATTAATAATTTGTTCCCTGGTTAAAATTATATCCAAACCTTTTTTGTGGTTATCTTCCGATTTTTCCCTCAATTTTGTGTAAAATTCCTCTTTCTGGATTTCACCAATTAGTATTAATAGGTCATTTGGGTTAGTTTCAAAGAACCTAATTAGATTTGAGATATAAATCTCGATGTCTACGTTTTTCATATATAATTAAAAGTCAAAGGTTGCTGGACAGTGTTGTTTCATCTCTGGTGGGAAATTAGGTTGTACATAACCCATAAATTCATCCTCAATAAAATATTGTTTAGCTGATTCAGGTATACTATTTTCATCAATCCCGGATCCGGATGTTGATAAAAACTCCAAACAAGTTAAATTAACAATTGATTTTGGTAGTTTTGTCAATCTAGGACAATTCAATAAGTTTAAGAAAACTAAAAACTTACATTGTCCGATAGCTTCTGGAATTGATTTGATATAATTGTCAACAATTAACATTTGTAAGTTGGTAAATTGAGCTATCTCGTTTGGTAAATCAAGATATAGGGATCCCTTACTTGTATTCTCAAGTGAAACATATGTTATTTTGGTTTTATCTTTAACACTAGCAAATAATTTTTCCAATCCAAATATAGCGGAAAATTTAGCGTTAATGTTTGATGGGTAACTTATTTCTAAAGATGATCCACCAAATTGTTCGTCAATACCAAATTCAATTTCCTTTGTGTATATTTCTCTAATTTTTTCTTTGTGTTTTTTCATTAACGGACTATTGATGAGAGCGATATCTAACTCGGTTAATTCCTTTAATGATTTATTTTCAAATTGTTTTACTTTTTCTCTCAAATAATAAGCGACTACATCTGGTTCTGAATCCTGAACCATTTGAGCGTTTAACGGTAAACTTAAACCAATGTATTTCTTTTTAAGTTCTGGTGTTAGATTCTTGTAAATTTCAGAACCACCACTTCTATTACTCAAATCTGGACCAACCAATTCTAACCACAATTCAGCTTCAGCTTCAGACCCTAATTCTTTAATAGCGTCAGTACTAACTCTAGCACTCTCAATTCTATTCATATGTTCCCTATCCTCATCACTAATTGGTAATGGTTTAAATAAATCCTCCTTACCTTTTAGTAGTGGGAACTTTTCGGTGATTTCATTCCAACTAACTGTTTGACCTCCGGACCATCGTCCTGAGTTAGTAGCGTCAGCCAATCTTTTATCACCATATCTATCAACAAGGACAACACCAGCGTGATTTGGGTGTGTTCTATAGTTTGCTGGTTGTGTTAAATCAATTACGTAATATAACGTTAAATTTTGTTTTAATCTGTAATTGTAATAGTAGTTACCCGCTCTATCCCAGGATGTACACCAACTTGAGTTAGGTGCGTATTTTTTTCTAATTCTGATACATTCATTTTTTATTGTTGGTAAAAATACTAATAATTCATCATCTTCATATATTGTTTTGATATCATCCAGGTCAATACCTACTTTCGTTTCATCCTCTTCGTCCACAGGTAAAGCATCAACAATATGTTCGAATTCATCAAATGTCATTAACATTAACGGTTTAGTGTTGAATGGTATTTTTGAATAAGCGGTGGCGTAAGCTTCAAGTCTTGGTAAGACAATTTCAGGGGTTAATTCTGGATTTTCAGTTGCGAATTTTTTCCAACCAACACTAACCACAATCTCTTTAAACTTATCGTTTAATACCTGTTGTAGTCTTTCTTTTGGCATTTTAAGTATCTGTGATGATACTCTAGGATCCATTTGTTCAAGATCTTTTATTTTTCTCTTCATGACCATTAATGGTACGAATTGGTTTTGTATCAGATCATTTAGATCAACATCGGTATAATTTAAAATATTTTGTTCTTTTGCTGGTAATACGTCTTTAACCATATCGAAAGCTTTAAAATTAGCCTTAACTTGATTAATATCCGCTCCTTTATTTTTGTCCATAAAAGCTTTAAAAGTTTCTGTAGACGCTTTTTTAGCTTCTTGTTTTTTCTTATACTCCTCTACTGTTGTTTTTAAATCGTTATATGTGTATTGTACGATATCTCTTCTATCCGGTGGAAAAGCTTGTTTAAATCTTTCAAAATCTGAAATGAGTTCTCTAACATAATCCTCAGTTGGTGGGTTTGGGTCCCCCTCTGTCTCACCACTAAATTTATCAATCATTTGTTTGATAACTTTTTCAGACATAGCTTCCGATAAAAGATCTTTTCTTTTAATATTTTTAACTACCGTTTCGGATAATATCTTTATTAACTCCATGTTCGTATTTTATCAATAAATATGTTAATAATAACCTTTTTTTATTTATTTGTCAATTTAATGTATTTATTTTTAGTAAAAAATGATAGAAATGAAGAAAGCTACGGAAGTCAATGGATGTCGTAAATGTAATAAAGGATTTACAAAAACTCAAATAGGTATTGTTATAGTTTCCGGATATATTTTATTATCCTCAATATATGGTACAGTAATGTTGTTTAAGACCCTATTGGAGATGTTTTAAGTCCTTGTGAACTTAAGTATTAAGTTTACTACCAAATCACCCTGTGGTTGTTGTTTAAACCCCTTATTTTTAACTCTTAGAGCTTTTGAGGTGTCGATTGTGTCTGGAAATTTTATTGACATGTCACCATCCGGGTGTGGTACAATAAAATCATCTTTTTGGATTTCATCTAAATTTAATACTTTATTGTAAATTAGGTTATTTGAAATCTTTTCGAACCCATTTTCGGGTGTTATTTGTACTCTAACCACCAAGTCACCGTACACTCCGTTTCTAAAATCACCAGACCCCTGTACTTTAACAAATTGACCATCGTCAATTCCGTGTGGTAATTTTATGTCAATTGTTTTTATCTCATCTTTATCACCAGTACCGTGACAAACGTGACAAGCGTTTTTAATAATCTTACCAGAGCCTCGACAAGTATTACATGTCATAGATACCATTTGAATAAACATACCACTCCCCATTTGTCTAATGACGTTTCCGGAACCCCCACATTCGTGACAAACTAATTTATCACCTCCAGTTCCATTACATGGGTCACATTTTGATTTTCGTTTAAAATTTAATTGTTTTACTTTACCTAAATAGGATTCTAATGTTCCAACGGTAACTGTGATTACAGTACTATGTACTTGTTGTCTTCGATTACCCCTATTAAACATATTAAACATTTCATCGAAACCAGGAAAACCACCACCAAACGGATTTTGTCTGGACATGTCATATTGGTTCCTTTTTTGTTCATCACCAAGAATATCGTAAGCTACTGATATTTTTTTAAACTCTTCCTCACTACCACCAACATCTGGATGTTTTTCCTTAGCTAACTTTTTATAGGTTTTTTTTATCTCATCTTGTGTCGCTTTTTCACTAACACCTAAAATATCATAATAGTTTTCTGTATTCATTTGTATTATTTATTTATTATATTTATTACATGAATTATATCGTTGTTCTCTTTAAAAATAAAGAAAGAAAGAAAATAATAAAGAAATTTAAAAGATTTGATCGTGCTAAAAAATATTATGATCAATTAATTAAAAATAATGACGTTATATTTGAAAAGGTTGTTGAGGAGAATGTTGATTGTACTTTTGAATTGTCTTTGCTTGAATTTAAACCTGTGGATCATACTCCGGTATTCATTAGGGATGAGATTGGTAGACAGTTTAAAGCTGAGGTCGATGATCCTGAATATAAGATAATAAAAATAAATCCGTTTAAACTGGAGGAGTTAATTTATGATGTCTCAAAGAACAAAAGAATATCATTTAATAAATTCATAACTGATTATATTTCTAGTAGATCATTAAAACTAATATCAAAAATAAACAACAAAATATCTATTCAAAATGACGATACCATAAATCTTTTCACATTTAAAACTGAATCAGAATCCTTTAGATTTTTAGAGATACTCGAGAAATTTTTAATCGATTCGGGTAATAAAAATTGTGTTTTAGTTTATGACACTAGTAAGACACAAAAAAAGTATATTTATGATATATTAAGTAATATGGGTGTTAGTAAAAGGAAATTGTATCGTAAATACACATCATTTCCCGGTAGGAAATAATTTACGAAACCAACTTACCCTCTTAGGTTCTTCCACTGGTTCTTCTACTGGTTCCGGTTCTTCCGATTTTTCTTCTTCGTTGAAGATACTCCCATTTAGAAAGACAATTTCTGTTTCCGATATATCTATTTTAAACCTCTTAAGGTTACTGTCGAATATGTTGAATATTGTTTTAGTTTTAGCAAACTCATATTCATCCATCTCAAATATTACTGTTGACTTTGATTTTGGGAACGTTGTTTGTATTTTATCAGTAACAACTGCTAACTCCTCTAAGATTTTGTTATCACTTTCATTATTTTCTCCCATAATGTTAATTTTTTGATTTCTATTGGTTTTGGTAGAATTTCAGATCTATCCATATTTTTTATCTGTTGGATAAATTTTAACTTACTTCGTTCAAGTTCTACTTTATCTTTTTCAATCTCACTGTTAAGCCAGTCTACTTGGCTCTCCAGTTGTGTCGGCATCTTCTTCATCGTCATCTAGTTCAATCTTTTTATTGTTTGATTCAAACAGGAACGTTAAGTTTTGTAGGTTATCAAGTCTTTGTTTTTCAAAGATACTTTTTAACTCATCCACTTTAGAGTTAAATAACCTTTCTTTTTCTTCTTTATCTTTGTTATATTGTATGATGTGAGTTATACTGTTAATTATATCATCAACAGATTCCTCAGTAAATTCACAAACAAATGAAAAATGTCTACTTCCTTTATTTGTACTATCATTCTCAATCACATTTTTCTCGTTTACATACTTTTTAAGTATCTTCCAGGTGAGTGGGAACTCAATATCAAATGATAAATAGTTTTTGAGTTTCCTTACGGATTGGATGTATGGGTATAGATGTTGGAATTCCTTGAATAAGCTCATAGTATTTTAAATAAAAATGTTATTATATATGAAAGTAATAACCCGTAAAATACTAGACCTTTGTTTCCGATGTCTAAACTTTTTGGGTTAGAACTAAACAGTGATATTAATGTGACCATTAATAACCTAAATAGTGTTAGGGTTGAAAACACAAACACGAAAAACAATATTGATTCCAACCCTAACATAATTTATTTAAGCTTTTTTAGTCTCCAAAATTTCACCTCTCAACGTCTGTAATAACGCTTTCAATTCTTGTGCTGTTTTTCTAGCTCGTGTTCCAGCACTTTTATTACCACCAAAAAACTTGGTAGTATCATTGTTTAGTGACTCAGTTAATGTTTTAATTTGCTCTAAAGTTTCCATTTTTAAAAAATTAATGTTTATTGATACTAATTATAGTCATTTTTAATTTGGTTGTCAACACTATATATTTAAATTTTTATCTAATGACTTGTAAATGGTGTATATCATATCCACATCTGACCGAGTAAATGGTTTTTCACGATCAAACACATCGGAGAAAAATTTACCAATAGAATCTTTCATATTTTTATTATCTTGTTTATAGTATATCTCATCAAAAAATGATTTAAAATAATCGTAATGGTCTCCATTTTGATTAAATTCCAACCCTTCCTTGGAGAAATTATCAACGGTTTTTTTCCAACACCAATCAAAATGTTTTTGGTTATCCTCATCCGATAAAGTTATTTTAGTTTCATTATCCACATTTTCACCTAAATAAGTATCCATCACCAAATTATATAGTGAAATTGTGAAATCATAATATAACTCCAGTTTTTCCGGTATTATATTATTAGCGTTAAACCAGATGTCAACTTCATCTTGATCTAAATTTTTCGATAAGTAATTAAAAAAATTCTCCATAGGGTATCTATGGAGAATTATAATAAAAGATATGTAAATGTAAATTATTGTGTTTTTCTATCGTAAGATATTAAATTTTTAATCTTGTTAAATTCTTCATTTATTTTTTCCACTTTCTTTTCCTCTGCTGATTCCAATTTAATATTCATACCTTTACCTTTTTCGGTTCCTGGTTTTTCATTGAAGACTGGGCTAGTTACCCTTTTATATGATTGGTTTTTTAACTTATTTAATGTTTTTCTTTCTTCAAATTTGTGAAATCTATCGTTGGCTTTTGATTTAAGTGCGTTTCCACCAGGTTCATTTCCGGTTTTACTAGACCCAAGATAATAATTTTTGATTGACTCTTCATTGTGATCAACCCCATCGGATACCGGTATTTGTAATCCACCAATTTCATAATTAAAGTCTTCACCCTCATCAGAAAGTTCAAAAGCTTTTTTATCCATATCACCATTAGCCATTGGGAACTCCTCTGGATTCATATCATATTTAATTTTTGACCCTGGTTTTTGATATTCATTCATTTTTTTGGTTAGAGCTTTAATATAGTCATCATTTTCATTACCAGACTCTTTATGTATCTTGTTGTATGTATCTAAACCTTTGTGTGATCTTTTCTTGATATTATCTTTTTCCTCGTTAACAATTTTTTCAATTATTGAGATAATTTCACTTTCGGTAAATAAAGCTGATTCTTTTACTGTTTTCTTTTTCTTACCTTTATTTGATCCTAAAAATCCACCAACATTAGCAGCAAATGTAGCCATTTTAATGACCTTGGTGTCGTTTGATTTCATAGCTTTGTCAATACATGATTTAGTCACCTCACCATCTTCATTAGTTAAATCTTGTCTTTCACACCATTTTCTAAAATTACCTTCAGTTCCTTTTTTCCCCATTTTACTTGAGTCTTTTTGTATGAATTTTTCAGAACTTTCATTTCTAACTTTATACTTTCTATCGTCAACAGTAAAATACTCATCGCCACGTTCTCTAGCTTTATTTAACTCACCACTAAATTCATTACCTTCCCAAACATCAGATTCGTCAATTTCACGTTCCATTTCTAATTCATACATAATTTCTTCATCATCGTCATGTTTTCTACTTCTGTTTGAGTGTACTTCCCCACCCATTATATCAGAGTCTTTGTAAAAATCCATATCTTCAGATTCTTTCATGTCTTTTCGTTTTTTAGATCTTAGTACTTTAAGATCCTCAGCGTCTATTTCATCTTCAGGTTCAGCTAATTTTGCGATATTCTTTTGTTTTCTAGATAATGTTTTTTCTTCTTCCATTGACATTTTTGAATACCCACATTCGTTACACTCACCCTCAACCATTTCACCTAACCCACATTCGTTACACATTTTACTCTCAGCTGTATAATCAAATTCATTATCAGGATTAATGTCTTTCATGTTCATTATTTTTTCTAAAACTTCCTGAGCTTTTGATTCCATACTTTCCCTTAAAAGTTTTTTAAATATACTACGTTTTAATTGGTCTTTTCTCATTTTTTATTTTTATTAATAAATATCTAATTATTACGTTTATTCCATTCTGATAGGATAATTGTTTTAATTGTGTCAACGTCGATACCGTATTTTTCAGAAACAGTGTTTATGACATTATTTAAAACCTCATTTTCAAATATGTTAAGAGCTTTAATATCCCCCTGATTACAGTATGGAAAACGTTTACATTTTTTTTTAACCTGAACGAATTTTCCTCCCGGTATTTGTGTTTTTGATTTTCCTCTCCAATCTTTTTTACTTGTTGACTTGGCCCAGACCTTGGGTGTTGAGTATTGACCACTAGAAGCTGTTGACGTAGCCTCCTTGGTCTCAACTTTTTGGGGTTCACTAAACAACTTTGTGGAGTATGACATTCCGGCCGCACTACTTGTGGAGATTTCTTTAGTCTCCTCTTTTTTGTATTTTTTTGTATTGTTTTTTACGGATAAAAGAAAATCATTAATATCCCCTGGATCCTTTAAAAATTCTTTTATTTTAATCCTAATGGTTCGATTGGACAATTTTTTATCCCTAATCAATTTTAAAATTTTAACAATGTCACCTCTATCATTTAAGTAACTCAAATAATCACCTTCTTTTTTATTTGTTTCTTCTAGGGCATTTTTTCTAGCTTCAAGTTCACCTGGTAATTCTTTTTTTATCTGATCAGTCAATTTATTGAGAACATTATCCATCACATACTTTTAAATTTAGATTCCCAAACATGTCTTTGTTGGTACATTATCGTATAAAACTCCCTAAATGACTTTATAACAAGGTCTTTAATATCTCCCTCGATTTTTCCTCGTTTAATGTCCCTTGATATTCTATCAATAATTTTATCCTCAAATTGTTTATAGGTATTAGACCCAAAAAAGTCTTTTATCTCTTTTTTAACAATTGATTCAACCTCTCTTTTATCACTCTGAGTTAACGCCATTTTATTTAAAAATAAATATGTAGGTTATTGATGTTAGTATCGCAGCACCAACAATTTCTATAATAGTTGTTTTTGTTTTTAATTTTCTAATATCATCTCTAAGTTTTCCATTTTCTTCATTGACAATTTTAAACTTATCCTCAGTCATTTTTATTATCTTAACGTTATTACTATCTTTCTCCTCTAGAACGTCGATAATACCATCCTGTTTTATTGATTTTTTTTCCAATTCAATTATCTCAAGTCTGGTTAATTTACTTTCATCCCGTAATCTATCTAATTCATTTAAATCTAATAGTATTTGTCTTCCTATAGTATACGGCAAACAAATCTGATTACTATCAACAACACCAGATTGTCCAAAAACCGTATATGTGTTGAATAAAATTATAAATGCTAGGAGTCTTTTCATAATGTTAGTATTTGTATCTTGTTTTAAACAGGCTATCCACCTGTTTAGCGTTAGCGTTTTTAATATCCTGGGATTTTTTATCGTAGTAGTTGTTTATAGTTTTTTTCTCAACTCTAATGTTGTTGATTGTAGAGTCTATTTTTGATATATCTTTTTTATACGTTACGATCAATTTGTCCAGTTCTTTTTGTCTTTGATTTACTTCATTAATATTTTTATCAAGTTGTTCTAATTTATATTTAATTAACTCACTGTTGTCGGTGGTTTGACTATATAACTTTGTCAAAATAAATACAATTGTACAACTGAATACAATTAATAATATTTCTTTATAATTTTTAATTAAAAATTCTTTCATAGTTCTGATAGTTTTTTTCTGTCAGCCAAAACCTTACTCCATTTTGACTTAAATTTTTCATAAAAAGTTTGTATTTTTTTTAATGTTTCAATAAAAGGTTCATCAACTTTTGACATTTCAGAATTTATATAGACACCTGTTGACTCACCAATTGAGAAAAAGAAGTCTAGGTCCATTTCAGTTATCTTACCTGACCATTCAACATTATTATCATAAACATTAAGTTTGTTGAATTCAACTAGTTCACTAACATCAGTTCTGAACTCGTTCATACTGTCTTGGAAAGCTTTCTTATCGTCACTTGTTAACTGTAATTGAGACTTATCTTTTGAGTGTAGGATCATTATCCCACCAGATATTTTAAATCCCCTAGTCTTGTCGGTTTTTGATTTTTTTTCATCGTTATCTTCAATTTCCTCATCAGAAACTTCAGCTGTTTCATAACCTGTCGGTTTTCGGTCCATATCGTCCAGATCCTCACTTATAATACCGTAGGTTGATTTAATACGTGTAAATTCCTCATTTAATGATTCATTAGTTAATAACTTTCTAGAAGCTTTAAGTAAATCCCTAATTTCATCTTGTCTATTCATCTTCAATTTTTTTTACAAACCATTCAAAATTAAAAGCTGGACTAAGATCAGTATTATATAACTCAAAATTACTTTTAGTTAAAATACCCTCATGTCTTTCAGCTCCATTTATTTTTGTATTGTGTCCAATACATTTAAGTTTTATTGACATATCTTCTGACAATTTTTTACACAATAAAACACAAGATTCCATTTGTTCTGTTGTGTATGGTTGCCAAAAAATATAATCTCTCCACTTTCTTTCAAAAATGTCCCCATTATAAATATCACCAATCCAATTAATGTATGAATTTTTAAGTGGTACTTTTTCTAACCAACCTAGGTTTTCCAGTGATACCACCACGGACTCCTTATTCATCTTATCCAATGAAAAATATTTTAGGTATTTTTCTGGACTTAATGTCTGGATGATTTTACCGTCCCTAGTTATTACGAAGTTTGGTATTTTTTTGTATTTTTTATTATTCCTGTATTTTAATGACTGTATATAGTTTATTGAATTCCTACCGGTGTGAGTTAAAATTATTTTATTTTTATTGTTATTTACCTCACCTTGATCCGTAGTATATATGTCAATAATGTCAATCATACATTTTTGGTATATGTTAAACGTTTAACTTGTTGTTCATCCTTGAAGAATCTATTCTCATCGAATAAATTTTCGTCTGGTGTGGTTGGTTGGACCTCAACTGGGATCTCAACTATTTTTTCAATTTCAACTATCCGGTCTACTGGAACCTCAACAATTTTTTCAACCTCAACTATTCGATCTACTGGAACTTCAACAATTTTTTCAACTTCTCTAATAACCTCTACCGGAACCTCAACAATTTTTTCAATTATTATTGGTTCAGCTTGGTCGGAGCTTGTAGGTAACTTAGTCGGTACTTGGTCGGTATCTTGTATGGTAACTTGGGGGGTGGTTGTGGGGTAGTTGTGGGGTAGTTGTGGAGTATCTTCGTCTTTTCTTTTTCCTTTAAAAGCTTGATTTGTCGCAATTACCAAGGTAATTGCCAATGGATCAAACACAAATATAAGGATTAATATAAAAAAGTTAGCAGTTTTTTTTATATCCCAATCTAACATCTCACTCACATATTTTATCACTCCAAGTTCACTTCCCGACAACTCTTGGGATTCCATATTTAATATCTCAACGTCAAGTTTTGTAATACTGTCATTATACCCATCAACTTTTTTTGACAATTCATCACGTCTTGTTTGAGCTTCTTTTAATTGGGATTCAAAAGTTTTACGGTTTGCGTTATTAGCTTTTGTTATTACCTGTCCGGTTTTTCTATCCACCGATTGAGTTGTTGTATTTGTCGATAATCCATCCCGTAATTTGGTGATGTCCCCATCAAGTATTGTTTTTTCTCGATTTAATTCACTTTTTATTTCCTCAAATCTTTTTTTCTTAACTTCAACATTTTTTATTTGTTTTTCACTAATTTCAAGTTTTGATATATTTCCCTGGAATCCGGTACTTAATAGTCCATATATACCAAGTGATGTAATTATTGATAGGGTAACTAAAGCTATGGTCATGTATATTTTCAAAACACCATAAGTTTGTTTCCATTTGTCGTGTAGATAAGTCGCGATAGCTATTTTGGATATTTCCAAAAATGATCCCATAATTATAACCGGTATAGCTACTCCAGAAAATACCACAGATAACCCTATAACACTATAATAAGCCGCTGTACCAGATAAACCAAGAGCACAAAACAATAAAAACCAAGGTAAAAATTTTTCTTTCATATCAATTGTTGTCTATTTATAAATACTATTATAGACATTTATTTGAATATGTCACTACTTCTAACTGGGTTCCGTGTTAATTGGATTAAAATAAAAAACCCCACGAATAATCGTAGGGTAATTAGAAATATAGGGAGATACCAAATTTACAACTCAGGTAATAGTCCGGCTTTTTCGACGATATTCCAGACTCTATCTTTGTACCTATCCACGGATTCGGTCTGATTAATATGGGTAAAACCCCTATCGGTTAATATAGCTAAGAACGTGATTAATTCACAAGTCATGTGGTCAATCTCATCAATGGTTAATCTTTTTTTTCTGATACCTTCCTTAAGAATATCATAGTTAACCTCAACTTTTCTACGTAAATCAGACATAAACAAAAAATTAAATTAATAAATATAAAACAAATATATAGGTTTTTTTTTAACTGGCCAAATTTTTAATGAATTCTTCTAAGTTTTTTTAAAATCTCATTAATATCATCTTCGGTTTGATACCCTAAAACATCATTAGTAAACTGTGTGTCATAAGTAATATCCCAATTATCCGGTGTCCCTTTAATTATTGCCACTTCCCAGGTGTTTCCATCACAATAAGATCCGTATCTTGTTGATCCTGGTATTTTAAACCTAACGACAGAAATACCGTACCCATTTGGTAAAAACAACTTACCTTGTTTCCCCTCACCAACCTGGTGTGGTTCAAAAACTATTTGATCGAAAAAAGACATAATATTATTTTTTGATGAATAATTTTGTAAAATAATCCATAGGTACCTTATATAGAGTTTCATAGAACGTTACACAACGGGTACCAATCTCAATAGACTGAGTTAAGAAGGTTACTTCCTCACCCTTTTTTACTTTACGACCATTAATACCACCACCATTTTTAAACGTGTACAGAATATAAGTGTCCTGAGTTGCTATAAATTTTTGACCTTTTACCATGACTAAATTTTAAATATTTAACCAAAGATAATGGTTTTTTTTTAATTTCCAAATATTTTTATAAATAATCAAATAATTCTGAACTTTCGTTTCTAAGTCTACGCAAAGCTTTATCTTTAATTTGTCTAACTCTTTCTTTTGTTAGATTAAAGTCAGATCCAATATCTTCTAACGTTCTTGGTGTTCCTGTTAATCCGTAATAATCTTCAACAATAACTCTTTCTCTATCATCTAGAATATTTAGAATTGACATCATTTTATCCTTTAATTGATCTTTAGTGTTGAAAATGGAATCTGGTGACTCCGCGTCATTGTTAACAATAACATCGATCAACGTATCACCTTCACTATTTATCGACATATTTAGATCAATAATTGATGGTAGTGATGTGAATTTGTCATCCATTTTTTTACCGGAGTTTTCAACTTCTTTTTTAGCTTTTTGTAAATCCTGAACAATATTAACCGGGAGTCTTATGGTTCTAGCGTTATCATTTAATGACTGGATAATACTTTGTTTAACCCACCAAACCGCGTACGATATAAATCTAAGATCCTTACCCCAATCAAAGTTTTTAATAGCTTTCATTAACCCAAAGTTACCTTCAGCTATTAAATCTTGGAGATCCATACCCTGGTTTTGGTATTTCTTAGCTACCGTAATTACAAATCGTAAATTACCGAGTAACAGTTCTTCCTCAATTTTATCCCTTTCGTATTTAGTTGTCGACTCTAATTTCATCTTTACAGCTAATTCTTTTTCCCTATCTGGGGTCATTACTTTAAGTTTCCTGATGTCTTTTAAATAATAATAAAGTTCTTCTTGATTAATTGGTATACCCCCATTTTTTTCCTTCATATTTCGTTATCCCCTTTTTGACTGATTGTTTAGTTTATTTAATTCTTGTTTAGTTAATGATTCCATACCATACTGACTTATTTTATCTAGAATCTCGTCCACACTTAATTTAGACTCCATGTTATTTACAATTTTAGTAAATCCACTCAATTCTTCTAAAAAAAATTCACCAACAAGTGATTTATATTCGTGTAATGATTTTTCATCACTCTGGATGTCATTTAAATAGTTTTTAATTTCTGATGAGATATTAGTTCTGAACCCGTCATTAGCTTGTACTATGAAATACGTAAAGTCAATCTCTACTTGTTTACCATAGATTAATAACACGTCCTCTAATTCGGACAACTCACTTGGGTCAGTACTAAAATGTATTACTATATATTTTGGTCCGTAAGTGTATTTAATGTTTTTGGAGTTTGAGAATCCCAATAAAACATCACAAATCTCTTCAGCTAAATCTTGTGTATTTCTAATATTATGTGGATACACGAATAGTAAATGTTTCATATTACATCATTATTTTTGACACATTATCAACTTTTTTAATTTTTACAATTGTATCAGCCCATTGTCCAACCATTGGGTTATGGGTGATGACAAATATTTTTTCAAAGTATTCTTTTATTTTGACAAAAAATTCAGATACCATCTCCAGGTTATCGTTAGATATTTTACCAAATACCTCATCAAACACAACGATATTTGGTTTTGGTAAACTACATATCTTACTTAAAACGGATCTTAAAGCTAATGAAGCTATTGTTCGTTCATATCCAGACCCAGATACCATTAATTTTTCAATTCCGGTCCCATTATCAATCATTACAAACTCAACTTCATTTTTATCATTTATTCTAATCTCCAATTTAAAGTATGAACTGTCTTCCATTAATCTTTGTAATTCTGAATTAATTAATGGCATCATTGTTTTCATAATCATTTTAGACAACCCGTTTTTACCAAAAGCTTCCAGGTACATCTTGTAGATCTTATCCTTTTCCTCTTCCTCAGATATTTTGATTATAATCTTTGAGTAATTATCAATTTTCTCATCAGATGACTTTATTTGATACTCCTTATTTGTGATTTCTTGGGTTTTAACCTTTTTATCACCTTCAAGTTGTTCAATTTTAAGGTCAGCTTTTATTATTTGTGTATCAATCTGTTGATTTTCCTTTATTTTATCCTGAACATCGTTCCACCTACTAATCTTATCATTTAAGGTTTCAATTTTTAAATCACAACTTTCAACACTTAATTCATACTTTTCTTTGATTAGTTTGTTTTTCTCATATTCATCAAAGTCTTTTTTAAGTTGTGTGTAGGATTTTTCTTTAACCTCAAGATCTTTCCATTTTTTTGATAGTTTGTCAACTTTAATTTCCCAATCAGATAATTCATCAATCTTTTTCTTTGTTAAAGCAGCTTCCATTAATTTGATCCCACAATGTTCACATTGAATCCCGTCACCATACTTTTTAATCAAATTTTCAATTTCTTGTACTTTGTTTTGAGAAGATACTAGCTCTCCATTTGTGGTCTTCATTTCATCTTTAATTTCATCGTGTTTATCCTCATGATAAAATTCTTTTGGTTCAACAACATTTAATTCAGAGATTTTTACAATAAATCCACTTTTTTGGGTCTTTAATTGTGAGATCTCCTCATCTGTTTTTGTTGGATTCAACATACTAATTTCAGTATCTATGGTATGTTTTTTCTTTAACATGTCGTCACGATATTTTCTACCAGTTGTCAATCTATCTTCAATGTCTAATAATTCTGACGACAAAGTTACTATATCATTCTTTAATTCGGAAATCTTATTCGAATTATTTTCAATGTCTGTTTTTAACTCCTCAGTATTGTATACGTTTGACATTTTAGACTTACTAAACTCTGAGTAAATTTCTTTACCAACTTCCTCCTTCCTTTTTAAAAACTCTAAACCCATAAACCTAGATAATACTTGACCTCTAGCTGTTGGTTTTGATTCCAGGAGTTCCTCCAGGTTAGTAGCGGTAGTCAATATGGTCATTAAAAAATCATCCTTAGTCCCGATAGAATTTTTAATAAAGGTTTCAGTTTCTCTTCTTTGTTCCCCAGTAAAATTTTGTAATTGACCATCAGAAAGTCTTTTAAAGAAGTCTAGATCGGTTTTTACATTCCAGTCACCCTTTTTTGACATCTTTCTTTCGATTGTACGAACGATTAAGTAATCCTCACCATCAATTGTTACCTCACCCTTTACCGTGACTTTATCGTGATTTGTAAACCTATTAAATATCTCCTCAGCTTTTGTTGTTTTTGTTGTCTCATTAAAAAATAAGAATAACAATAAATCAACTGAAAGTACTGTTTTACCACCAAAATTAGGTGGATCAGACTCGACAACTACAACACCGTTACATTTGTCAAAATCCATAACCTGGTTTTCACCGTAAGATAGGAAATTTGAAAATTCAATTTTTCTAATGTACCACTTTTTAAATTGTGTGTTATCAATTTCTTCCTCCGACATTTTATTTTCAACCATTCTGTTGATTGATATTACATCATCAATATAATCATCATAGTTCTTAGACTCCAAGAATTTTTTCAATAAATCCAACTGATAATTAACATCAGTAACATTTAAGGATACATCAACCGTTTGTTGGGTGTCGTCCTGTACTGCTTTGGACTTTGTCAACACATTCACATTTGTTGTGTTATATTTTTTCTGAAAATAATGTTTAACCCCTTTAATTTTATCTTGAGTAAAATTCTCGGGTAAATCTTCCCAAACAACTTGTATTGTTGGGTTCTCAAACTTTGAAAAATCTAATTCATTTATCATTATATCGTAATTAAATTGTTTTGGTGGATTAAATAGATCCAGTTGTGTCATTTCTATCTTCAATTGTGAACCCAGCGCTGTCGTGTGTTGGTTCGTTTTCAATAACTTCGATGTCTATTGTTTCGTCGTTATTTGAATCAGTAAAATCCAAATTATTCAACTCATCGTTTAGTTTTGTATTTGGAAAAATACCGGAGTCTTCAACCAAACTAAACGGTAAGTCTTTATCACCTAGTTTTACACTTAAATCAGGAGTATTCATACCATCCAATCGTTGTTCAAAAAGTTTATCAATTTGTTTTTTCATCATATACTTTTCTTGTTCGATTTTTCTGTTTCTTTTTTCAACTTTTCTTTTGTGTTCTTTAGCTTTCTTACCCATTTTATTTATTTTTAATCGTTTATTGTTTCGTTGTTATTATTTGTCATTTCCCTCACTGGTCTATTTTCTTCAAACCATTCAATGATCGAATTTAAAGCCCAAACTGATCCAGCTGATAACATTCCATCAAAGAATACATAAAAAAATTCATTATGTCCAATAAAATGTGTTACCGGTGAAAAAAAAGTTAATGATAGAAAAAATCCAACCCAAGTAGAGGTACACAAAACACATTGTATTAGTCCCGATAGGAATTCACCCAGGTACTGAAATGGAGCGTATCTGTTATTACCCCAATTATGGATTTTGTTTCTTAATCCGTTAAATATTGATCCATACACCAATATTGTTGTCATTCCGTAAGCGGCTAAAATAAAAATAATTAATTCCATGTTATATTTTTTGATTTATATTTGATCCCCTAAGATAAACCGCTATTTTTTTACTTGATTCATCCGTGAGATCTTTGTTTATTTTTTCTAATTCTTGAATTTGTTTGTTTTTATCGTTAATTTCCTTTCTTAACTTTTGTAGTGTTTCCTGTAACATCTTTGTTTCCTCGGTATTTTCTTTTGGTGTTTCTTTTAAAATGTCTAAATTACGTCTAAGTTCATCTAATTGTTCATCTTTTTTAGACATTTCTTCTTTCATTTTAGTTATACTTTCATCTAGTTCATTTTCAGTTTTTTTGTCGTAAATATATACTATTTTTTCGACAGGAACTTCCACTTTTATCTCTTTAATTACCTCTCTATCTACATATTTGATAACTTCGACTTCCGTAGGGGGGGTCGGAACTTCCTTTATAACCTCACGATCAACATATTTAATAACTTCAACCTCCTTTACTTCAGTTTGATTACTTTCACCCAGAAAACCGTATCTTTCAATATCAAACCCTTGTTTAAAACATTTAAAAACAAACTTATCAACGTCTAAAATATTATTTGTTCCACAATATTTAGATATTGATTCCAGGGTTTTTTTATCAAATATTTTTGAGAACTTCTGATCCATTTTCCAAGTCTTCGTATGATGTTATAAAAAATTTAAGGAATGGTTTAGGATTAAATAGGTCGGTATATGTGTATTCCTTCGTTTCGATGTCGTACATACCAAACCCGTGTCTTCCAATACTTTCACCAATATTGTTTTGGACTGTGGATCCAATCATATACCCTTTACCAGTTCCAAACTGAAACTCAGCTCTTTTATGTATGTCGCCACAAAGTACGGTTTCAAGACCATCAAACTTTTCAACATCATAAGCTTCTTCACCAAACTCAAATCCAAGGTCTGTTTTTAACCCGGATATTGGTCCGTGAAATAACCCTATTTTAATTCCTTTAGCTTCACTAAGATCTGGTGGGATATTCCCTTGGTATTGTGAATAAACACACCAGCTAATATTATCATCCTCATAAACACCCCTATCTTTATAATATACAATATTATCATCTTTAAGTGAGTCAATTATTGGTGTTAAAGCGTCCAACCTTTCAATGTTATTCACTAAAAAATCGTGATTACCTGGGATAATGATTGTTTTACAAATTTTAGAACACTCCGTTAAAACCCAACTAACCATCTCAATTAACTCTGGTGTCATTTGATTTTTGGAGTGGACTAGATCACCGGTAAAAACAATTCTATCTGGGGTTGTTTCACCCCATTGTTTAAACATTTCTGTTAAAATTGACCGATATAGATCATGGTCCTTAAATAATCTGATGTGTAAATCAGAAAAGTGTACAAGTTTTTTTATCATTACATTACAATTTTTGGTGGTGCTCCTAAATCATCGTGTCCATCTTCTTTAAATGGGTTTACTGATACAGGTATTGGTTCAAATCTACGAGGAATTATTGTTGATGGGTTTGGGAAGAAAGGATCAACGTCTTTTACTTCTCTCATTTTTTCTTGAATGGTTTCAATATCACTCTGTTGTATAACTGTCCAACGTCTATTGGTCATAAATCCATCTAACCATATATAAAATTCTTTGTGTGTCATATTTAATCCTCCTCAATATTAAAATCATATTCATCTTCATTTTCGATTTTATCCCACTCCAATTCTTGGTCCCCCCTGAAATCAACTTCTTCGTAAAACTTTTCTTCATCTTCTTCAAAAAGTTTAGCTTCCTCATCTGTTAACTCGGCAGAATACTTACAAATTGTTGTATAAGATTCAAACCATACTAATTTTTTTCCCATGTTTTTTTAATTTAATTCTCGATTATAAAGGTTTACTAATATTAATCTAGCTAGTTTAAACTCCCTGGATCTGTTTAATCTCAATCCATATGTCTTAGATATAGTATCTAGATATGGCATAGCTTGGGATATTGTCATTTTACCTATCTCCATTAGTCCACAAATAATTCAAAGTCTGTATTGACATGACCACAATCATTACACATGTAGGTTGGAAATGGTACTAGGGTGTCTTCTGGACTTCCGGTTAATAATTTAGGTACTTTCTTTAACATTGTGACTTCTTTAAAGAATTTACTCTCACACTTTTCACATTTAATTGTCTCTTGTTGTCTGAGATCAATCTTTGGTCTTATTATATCATCCATATTTGTTATTATTACATTTCAATAAACATTATTACCTCATTAATCGGTATTCTTACGTGGGGTATGTTTGTACTGCTCATTGGGTGTTTAACCATAACCTCATAAAACCCTTCAGGGCAAGCTTTTACTGTTGGTGTATTACTTATTCTTAAAATTTCTTTTGTTTCTTCCATGTCGGAAAAAAGTATGACAAATTTATCTGTCGTATTAAAAACTAACTTTTTCATATCTATTTATTAAAAATTGCTTGGATTACTATTACTATTATTATGAATAACAAGGCCCCAATCCATAATGGGGAGGTTACCCACCACCAGGACCAATCAATGTGTCCGGTTAATTTTAGAACTAGGAATATTAGGAATAAAATCATATTTAAACTAATACTCCCATTTGTTTCTTTATTACTCATGTTTATTTGTTTTACTAATTATATTACTTTTTTTTGACTTTGTCAAATTAGATTTAATATCCATATTAAGGATTAGGTCAATTGTTGATTTATCAACCCTATATTCCACATATTTACGGTCCTCGGTTAATCTAACAATGATACACCCAAGTAGTTTTACGTTTTCATACTTTGACCCCTCCAACATTTTCAATATTAATTTACCATACAGTGGTAATTGGGTTTTATAGTGTCCAAGTGCGTTGTTTGGTAAATACACAAACGGATATTTCATTGGTTTTGTATACCTTTGGGTTAAGAAGTTTTTTTCTTGGTTTGTTTTCCAGTCAGTGATTAATATTCCAATCTCACCCTTAGTACTAACGACCAACCACACCTTATCCGGTTGTCCTGTATATCCAAGTTCTGGGTGACCAAGTACTATTTCGGTGTCAAGTAAAACACACCCCCTATCTTGTAGTAACTTGATATATTCTTTACCAGCTATTATCATTGTGTCACTAACGATTATTTGTTGAGCGTCACAGTCAAATATTGGTTGTCTAACTTCCTTACTAATATTAAATTCTTTTAGGACGTGTTCCTCAAGGAAATAATGTACCCTGGATCCCATATTTGTTGATTTTCTACCTTTCTCAGCCCACTCATTTAATAATCTTTCAGTTTTGTCTGGATCACCACCGGACATTTCATAAGCTTTTTCTTCCGACGGGAACTCATCGTAGAATAACTTCATAACCTTGGATACTGATGGGAAATCAGTTCTTAAATTACCGTCCAGATCAACCATTGTATATTTATGTTCTTCTTCTTCAAAGGTCAATTGGAGTTCTTCCCTTTTTTTATTTAGAATTTCTCTAATTTCTTCAGCTATTTTTTCTATTTCCATATTTAATCTTTAATTTGTATAAAGTATTCTTCTATATTACCCCCAAGATCACAAACGTCTTTATCTTGTGGTAACTTCACTATTTTTATCTTTTCGTACAGTTTACCTCCGTTTAATTGTCTATATAATTTAACCGCGTTGTTAAAAGCGTCACCATCTAAAGCGATTATCACATTACCTTCAGCTTTTTCGTATATTTTTTCAAATAATAACTCCGACATGTGTTTACCTAACATGGGTATTGAGTTGTCTAGAAAAAACCCATCGAATACCCCCTCAACCAGGTATATATCTTTTTTCCAGTCGATTAGTCTCTCGTTGAAGATGATCTTATCTTTTTCAGCTTCTGGGTTCTTATATTTAAATTTAGTTCTTGGGTCCCAACTTCTAGCGATATAGTAGTTTAAATTTCCCTTTTTATCGTATGACGGGACAATTATTCTACCGGAATGACTACCTTGGTCACAAAAACCAATATTATATTTTTCAATTATTTCATCTGTTATCCCCCTATTTTTTAAATAATTGTACGCTTGTCGTCTAACTGGGTATACCGGGTTTGATTCACTAAACTTTGTGTATGATTCGGGTAATACCATTTTTTGGTATTTTTTCTTTACTGGAACAATACTCTCCGGTCTTAAAATACCATATAATTTTTTATGGGATTTATCCCCATATTTAGAAAATAACTTGTTTAATGACCCGTGAGTGTCTTCACTATCACCACAGGACCAGCATTTATATACCCCCGTAATGTAATTTACCTCCAGGTTGTGTTTGTCTCTCCCATCATCACAAACAGGACAATTAAACGATATTTGACCTTTGTTTTCATAGTGTAGTCCATAGTCACCAAGAACTTCCATTAATAAATCAACTATAGCTTCTTGTTCATCAACCATTTTAAAGTTTTTTACAAAAATATATATTTAATTCCAATAAAACAAAACTTCACAAGTTTTTTCTTATTTCTATATTTATTATAAACACAAATAGTATTAATGCCAACCAGTATTACATTAACATCAGTTTCAGGTTTATCACCATTTCACATATACGTCTGTGATACCGGTTTTACATCTTGTATTTATGTTAATACGGTGACACCAATTGATATTCCATATCAAATAGGTATACCACCATTATTTTCATCACTATCAAATGTTGTCGTAAAAGTAGTCGACACAAATGATTGTGAAATTAAACAAACCGTTTTAATTTGATGTCTGTATCTTGTGGACCATATTGTATATACGTACCTGGTTACCCATATAGTGGGAATTATACTAATGCTGGTACATATGATACATATTCATACTTAACTGGTAACACAACACCAACATATTACATGTACTATTTAACTGGTGAAACAAAGTGGTGTTTATCAACAGTACTTGGTGGTTCAATTTGTGATCAATTTGGTCCATTGGGTTCAACTTCATTGTGTCCCGATTTTGATCCATCCTTTTTTAATGGTAGTGGCGTTTGTTTGACACCGACACCAACACCGACAGTTAATTGTAGTATTCTTGATTTTGATTCAATATTAAATTGTTTTGTACCTGTTACACCAACACCGACCGCTACCCCAACTGTCACACCAACAAACACACCAACACCAACAGAGACGGATTTATGTGGTGGTTTTGGTATTAATTTAACAGTTTCCTACATAACCTCGACTCCAACACCAACCCCAACACCAACCCCAACAGTTACACCAGAAATTACAAGGCCTTGTAATTTTAATGGTCAGGTAATTTTTAATACTTTAGATGAGTTAATGCGTTGTCCAAATAGTAGTGAATTTGTTGATTGTTATACGGGTCAAAAATATATCACATCAGAATCTGTATTTTTACCAACTGGGGATATTCTAACAATTGGTACAGTGTATAAGATGAACGTTAATAGTGTTTCAGTATGTGCGACATTTACCGGATTGGTTGACAATATAATCGGTGTTGATCAAATTACTATTATATCGGTATTTGGACCATCTAGTGAGGGTAATTGTATTGTTTGTGTTCCGGATTCAACACCGACACCGACACCGACAGTTACACAAACAATGACACCAACACCATCAACAACACTTCCGGTGTGTCTTGAGTTAATAGTATCTAACACAATACCGTTTGAATCTTCATTCCAATACCACGATTGTATTTCTGGAGAATTAATCACACAATCAATCGGTCCAAATGGATCAATAACAATATGTACCAAAAAAGAACCTTCCGGTCCATCTAACATATCTTGGGATCCAACAGGTGTTAACTGTTATCCGACAACACCAACACCGACACCGACAAGGACAATGACACCAACCCCAACAATGACACAAACACAAACCCCAACAATTACTCCTAGTCAAACACCACCACCATGTATGTTTATGATGACAATTGATACAAGGATAACAAATCCATCGACAAGCCCTGGAAATAGATTTAAATTCCCTAACACACCGGGTTGGGTTGACGTAACCGTTGAGTGGGGTGATGGTAGTACTGATGTATTTGGTGGTGGGTCACATGTAGCTCATATCTACCCAATTGGTGATATTTACCAATTAAAAATTTACGCGAACCCTGGTGGGTCTGTGGTTGGTTTAAACTTTGGTGTTGGTAGTAGTGATGAAATAAAAATATTAAGTATCGACTCTTGGTGTGGATTTATACCTACTGAGAATGATAACTTACTTGGTGCTGACAATTTGGATATGTCATCAACTATTGGTGTTCCTAATATTCCTCTTGCTATTTCAACTGGAAATATCGGTTCCCTTTGGAATATGTTTCAGGGTACTTCAGTTACTAATATTAATAACGTTGGGTCTTGGGACATCTCAGGTCTAGATATTATAGACTGGGGTAACGGTGGTGGTCCTGGTACTGGTATAAATTTAACACCGACTAATTATAGTTCACTCTTAATAGGTTGGGCTTCTTTAGGTTCCTCATTATCGGTGGGTACATACTTTGATGCTGGTACATCACAATATAATAATGTACCGGTAGTTGTAGCTGCTAGAAATTATCTAATCCTAACAAAAGGATGGACAATAATCGATGGTGGGCCAATATAAAAAAAAATATCGTCTAAAAAGACGATATTTCAAATTATCATTATTTTAGACGATATTATTTCCAAATCTCATTGGACTTCATATATCCTAGAACACAAGTGTAAGCGTCTGTCTGGTCGAAATTTTCCTTTTTTAGTGTGTTGTTTTTAGTGTATAACCACCTTATTTGTGGTTCTCTTTTAGCCACATGTTCCCAAATGATCATTTTTTTATCAATATCTTTAGGTAACCCACCAAATAAGACGAATTTCTTTTTGTCGTTTTCTTGTACTAATTCCGGGAACGCGAATTTTCTTGAGTTATATGTCGATATAAATTCTGGTATGATACCTAATATATTATATATTTCTTTAAAGATGAAACTATTAAACCTTAATAGTGTCTGAATTGTATATATATTGTTAGAATTTAATAATGGTTCCTCAATTATAACTTTAACAATTCCCAAATTTTTATATTCTTTTAATTTTTCTGAGAATATTTCAGATTTAAGTATCAATTCTTTTAACTTATCGTCGGGTACCGGTTTTGGTCTTGGTGATACGTGTGTCAACTCCAACAACTCTTGTGTTTTTATCTCAAATAGAGCCCAACCTATCGTTTTTGTTGATATATCTAGTCCCAAAACCTTCGGACTATTCTTAATACTTTTTGACATAATATTCTTTTTAATTTAAAAATAATATATATCGAAAAAAAATGAATAATTTATTAAAAATCTATTTTAACCAAATACTGTTGTATACCGGTTCTTAGTGTTGGTGATTGTAGTTTCGACATAACAAGTATATCTTTATTCTCATCCAATAGAGCTATTTCGGTAATATAAGATTTGGTTCCTGGGGTCCAGGTTGGGTTTGTTGTGTTTTGGAATTCAGTATCATTCAGATTTATCTTATACCTCATCTCGTAAATTGTGGCTTGAATGTCTGACTCCAGTGATCCGTAAAAATAATATTCATCACCAAAATTTAAATTCAAACCGGTCGTTCCGTTAGGTACCAATTCAACATAATCATTTAGGTTATAATACGGTGCTGTGTTATATAATTCGGGTGTAATTATAAATGTAGTCCCGGTAAGTGAAGTCTCCGTAACATACCCATTTAAGAATTGATCTGAAATCGCTGATGTATAATCAATTATTTTCCAAAGTGATGAATCAGGTCTTTGACCTGTAGGTACTAATTGACATATAATTTCAAATGTATCAGCGTAATATCCGTTTGGAATGTCACAGGTTGTTGGACAAATTGTTGTTGTTTCGGTGACAACAGGATTAATTGTTGTTGTGGTGGTGACTGGTACATAGTCAGGTTGTGTTAAACATTGGAATTCCCCACCAAATCTAATCGCTACGTTTTTTGAAGTTTCTGGAGTACATATGTTACTTTCTGTTATTTTTGAGTAATAATTACAGTGTAGGGAGTTTGTGAAGTCCACAGTGTTTGATAACCTATATGTAACATACAACGTTTGACTACTACCTGTAATAATACCAGTTAAACTAGTTGTTATATCGCATGTATTTGGTGTTATTAGTGATATTTGTGGTGCTGGTAGTGTCCAATTCCTATTTGATTTGTATGACATAGCAGCTACCAACTCTTCGTCATCAATTACCACCATTTTATTGTCTGGGAATACTTTACCAACTCTATTTGGTATACCATCAGAATTAGGGTTTGTGTCCCATAAATGGTAATATCTAATTCCTGGTTGATTCATATCTGAATTCTTCTTGGATTTAATGTATTGTACCTTAAATAGGTCTTTATCATCAAATCCAGGTGGGTCAACCCAAAAAGTTTCACCAAAACAACATTCAGGGTTTTTGTGCCACATTAACCACGGAACATGGAATTTAAAATTCCTAGCTTGACCGGTAGTGTCCTGTGGGTTTGTTGGGTCGTATGGTTCCAACGCAAACTTTTCACCATAAAATAAATCTATGGTCTGGTTGGTGTAGTGTACTATTGAGACACATTTTTGTTCTTCTGGTTTAACCTCAATAATCTCATCAAATGAATTATAATAAAATGTTCTACTTGTATCTGACTGTCCCAAACTAGAGTTATAACCCAAATACTCTTTTGTACCTATGTAATCAATCGATCCAAACTTGGTATAATCCTCAAAAGTGTTATAATTTAATCCAGCTGGATTCTCCGTCCATGGAATATTCATATTCCAAATTTTAACATCAAACTCATCAATATCACAAACAGTTTCAAAATTAATAGCGTCCGTACTCCAGTGTGGTCTAGGTGTTACACTGTCATATAAAGTCGTCATATTTGGTGGGTATATCAACGTTCTAGCGATACATCCAGGTAATAACCCAAGTAAATTTGGTGTTGGTCTATCTAAAGTTAACTTATTACCACAAACACCAACTATTTTATAGGTTAGGATTGGATAACATGAATTTAATGACACTAAACAACTAACTTCTGGTTCTGGTGGACACACAGGTCTTGGACTTGGTGACAAACAAGGTGTTTTGGTTGGTGTAGGTGTTGGGGAAGGTGATATACAAGGGTAATCTTTTGTTGAACTTGGTGTGGGTGTTGGTGTGGGTGTTGGTGTTGGTGATGTTTCGGGTGATCCTAAACCATTTCCACCCCCATTTCCAATACCTAATGATGATTCATCACAATAAATTAAATTATCGTCATTTTCGGTCATTAGATTCTCAGTTAATTCTGTTAAAATGTTACATGAGTCTATTGTCGGTGTTGGACTTGGTGTGGGTACTGGTAAATTTGTACATTCACAGTTATATGATGACTTTCCATCATAAAAAATAGTTATTATATCACCAACACTTGGTTTTTTAATGTTTGTTGTATTACAACCAGAGTATATGACATCAATAGTATTTGACCCGTCGAGTTTTGACATGTCAACAACGTAGTTTGCACTTATAACATACCTATCACTAGTTAAAGCACTCCAACTAATTGTGTCAGCTGTTGTGTTCCCGGTAAAAAATCCTCTTAATGGTGCTCTGTTATACACAGAATCAACCACCGAATCCATATATGGTATACCATATGTATTCCCACTAGTACCGTCAACAAAATATGGATATTTTATACTGTGTTTTGTTGATTGTGGAATACCTGTACTATTTTGTGTGTTAAATGGTGGTTCAAGTACATAACTATTGGGGTAGTTATATAACTCTGGTAGTTTGTTGTACGATATTTCACTATCACCGATTTGGAAATACTTTATATTGAAGTTGCCCTGGGATAGTTTCTGTCTACCGGTATCTGTTACTCTGGTATTTACCAAACCACTTGTATTTTTAATTATGTACGCCATTTACGAATAAATATTTAGAATATCTTTTTAGGTGGATTATTGACCAAAATTTCACAACAATCACAATTGGTAACATCTACCGTACCGATGGATAAAGACATACTCAAATTGTTTCCTTTACAGAACCCAATATTTGGTGTTAAAATGTCGTCGGTATATGTTCCAGTTATGGTGTTATTTCCGGTTATAACAAATGTTCCGGATCTATTATAGATTTCCTGGATACCAGTGAATAACGGTGGACAACCATTTAATGATGGTATTATAGCTGACGTACCGGAATCTATTGGTAATTGACCATAACCATTAACTGTCACCACACAATCGTATGTTGGTACCGGATCAATAGCTCTTTTCCAATATTTAAATACACTTTGTTGGTTTAATTCAAATGATATTGATGTCCCAATTGGTAGTGGGTTATCCAGTGATATTGTAAATGAATTTGTATTTACATCTAATGATAATGTTAGGTTATAGACCGATGTTGGTGCTGGTACTAATGTAGCTGTTGTGTTACTCACACTTCCTGTTGAATCTTTTACAAAGATCAAATAAGTTCCTGGTGATAGGTTCATAAATGTTGGTGCTAATTGATATGTCACTCCTCCATTTATTGAATATTCATATGGTGGTACACCTGTCGTTGCGTTAATAATTATACTACCATCATTACCACATATTGGTTGACTTTCAACTACTTTGAAGTTTATTATTGATAGTGGTTTACACTGACCCACATTAACAATTACTGAGGATATTATTGACGCTCCAACTGGTTGCCACCCAACGACTGGTGGTGTGACTGGATTTGAGTTTACGAATTGTCCAGGGAATGGTCCGTCAATAATCCAATTGGATGTTATTCCTGTGTTCCAATATAATTCATAATCACCACCTAGTGATAACCATTGTTGTTGACCATTTATTAATCCATTAGGGTATAATACTTCTTGATAAACCGTGTCTTTAATCTCATATTCGTTTGTTATTAGATTGAATATTGCTATCGACTGAATATATGTTAAACATAAGGTTTCACCAAACGGTATTGTTGTTGTTGTGGTTACAGGTATAAGTGTTGTTGTTGTAGTTACTTGTGATTCTAAAATACAGGTTGTTCTAACAATAAAATCACCATAATAATCGGTAACAGTTGCTGGATATTCACCAACATTTAAATCACTTAACACCGTACTAACACTTCCATTTTCCCAATTTATTTGGTATGGTGGGGTTCCACCTGTAATTACCAATGTTAATAGACCATCAAAAGATGTATTGGTTGACGGGTCTACCGATAAACATTTAACACCCATGGGATATAATGTAAGTACGTCACACTCATTACCTCGTTTAATTGGTATTGGGTTTGGTTTAAAATATGGTATTGTTGTGGTTGTGGTTACATGTGGTATTTGAGTGGGTGTTGGGGTTGGTGTTGGGGTTGGTGTGGGTGACGGTGATATTGGTGGTTGTGGACACGGGTTTGATTGTTCACATAATACACAATGATAATATAAAACCTCATCAAACGATAATGTTGTCACATCCACATATAGGTCTGGATCACAACTATAGATTGGTGGACTCTGGTTATTACCAAAACTAACCAATTCAAAACAACCACTAAAATTTTGGTTTGGGTTTGATGATGATATGGCTTGATTAAAATAATACGTTTGTCCAATTGTGGCCGAACTAAACACTGGGGAGGTACTTACCCCCTTAAAGGATATTAGTTCCCCATCACAACAACCACTAAAACAATATGTGGTGTCTGTCTTATTATAAAATGATACAGTAACGTCAAGTGATGGTGATGTTACTGAAAATGAAAATAAAAAATAGGTCAGACTTGGTTGTAGGTTAATAACCTTCGACGTACCGTATCCATCAACAAAATTAAATCCGTTATAAACTGTTGTTCCGGTATTTTTAACCGACCATATAGCACCCATAGTGTTTTATTTAATAAATAATCGTTTTTTTATTTTTTTAAGTATGACTTCATCACTTCTATGTATTTTATTGTGGAACTTTCCGGATCTATATAATCAAAATGTCTAATATCTTCCGATAATTTAACTAAAGGGTCGACATTAATGTAATCCCCTTTGTAGAATTTTGTACTTTTTAAATTTTCGGTAACACCAGCCATGTGTAATATTGGTGATTTTTCATATTTTTCTATTGTGTCAGTAGCCCAGGAAAAATCTAACTTATCGGTAACTTTAGTCTCAACATTATGTAACCATAAATTCCATAACAATGACCACATTTCCGCTGTCCAAAACTGTATTTGACCTGGGTTTATTGGGAATCTTTTTTGGTAATCCATCATTTGATCGTATAGTGGTGTACAATCACAATATATTTTACACCACAAATCACTATTCGTATTTTTAATTAAGTATTGACCACCACCTGAATTTTCCTGATTATCTTTTATTACATTAATGTCAATCCCAACAACCTCAGCCATTTCCTCAAATAATTCATTTTTGTAAGTACTAATGTGTTGGTTTTCGTATTTACGACAACAACTTATTATATACTCATACCCAATGTATGAAATTGTATTTGACATGTATGTTATACCATCTTTCAATAATGAATCAAAATCTGGAAGTTCTCTGAAAATAATATCAGCGTCATGTAGAAAAAATAAGTCACCTCGACTTTCATCTTCTTTAATCCATTTATGTATTAGAAATGGTTTAATACTGGGTATGTATGATTTTTTTTCCCTATCATCAATATAAAAGTGTACATTAACACCCATGTCCCTTAATTTTTCACCTTCTTCTGAGGGTGTGTGGTTACCGTTAACTAATCCAAAAATTATATGAATATTTTCAGGTTTAATCCCGTTTTGTATGAAATTATGAACATATACCTTGGATTGCCAATGGAAGTATGGGACATCTGGTTGTGCCGTTACAAATAGAATATCTTTCATAAATAAAATATATTTGTAAAATGAACAAAGTGAACCTAATAAATCTTATTTAAAACTAATATTTCAGTAAAAATGAAATTAGCTGCGTTTGTTGAATTGAACTGTGCTGTAATGTCAAGTTGATTTGGGATTGTCGTATCAAAAGTAGTTTGATTTAAAGTACTAAAATTATCACCTTCAAAGGTACCACCGGCATTTTGTGTAAATGTAAAGAAACCCGAAGATTGTATTTTTGCATTTCCAGCAGTACCCACAGCTCTAATAGTAAATGTTACTTCAAAAGAAAAATGTGATGACGTAACATTTGGCATATTAAGTGGTCCAACAACACCAAATTCAGCAGAACCTGATTTTACTCGTAGTGTTAAATCGTCACCATTGTTAGCACCTAAGTCACCGGATACCCTAACAACAAAAGAATCACCAACAGAAAATCCGTTTGTTGGAACGTTTAATGTACCCACACCAGGTCCAATAATACTTAATTCTGATGTTGTGCCAGATACTGTAATACTATTTCCTGTTTGAGCATATAGACCAAAAACTGTTGGTCCAGGAATTGTTTTATATTTTACCATTCCAGATATGGTATCCCTAACTAAATAATCGGTAGCGGTTTGGTCCTGTGGTGGTGTATTCTTTATCAATAAATTATTTATATGTACCGTACAAGCTGATTGTGTTGATATGTTACTTCCGATTACTGTTGAAAAGTTATGATTTATCACGTTTCTACACCCTCCGACTATTGTCGAATAGCAAGAGTTTATTATATTCCCGTTAGCCAGTAATATTGACCCCCCACCAACAATTGATGAAAAAGTACCATTAACAACATTTTGTATACCACCACCAATAAAATTATAATTACATAAAGTTTTATTACCCAACGCTGGACATGATCCACCACCACCGGTTATCACGGATCTGTCCCCACTGACGGTGTTAAATCCACCTCCACCAACAAATCCAGCTAAACCTAATACAGTATTACTGATACCACCACTAACGACAGAACAATTACCGGATGAGTCTGATGATGTCCCAATTCGTTGTGTTGAGTCCGTTCCGGGTCCAACTTCATATAATGTTGTTCCGGTAAATCCGGATATTACTTGTTCAATTGTAGCTTTATATGAGGATCCAGCTGGGTTTCCTTGTGATATGTCGGTTGGTATTACGATGTGTATAAGATCGTTTAATGTTACACCAGAAGCTAATGTTTGGTCAGTTAAAAAAGCCATGTTATTTTTATTTTATAAATATTACTGGAAGTCATAAATATCCCCAGACATAAAATAAAACTCAGTACCGTCTTGGAATAGTTTTTCTGGGTCAAAGTTTTCACAATACAAAATATGGAATCTTTCACAACCGTCACTTGTGATAATTTTTAAACCGATAGCTGGTGCGGTGTCAAAAGATGGTGGTAAAATATAACTAACTATTGGTGGTACCGTACTAGTCAAATTATCCAATGAAATACAGTCATCACCAAAAACATTACAGACGTAGATCATATAGTTTGGTCCCAAACCGGTTATATTTGTTATAATAACTTGTGTCATTATGGAATTGTCGTTGTGGTGGTTATTGGTGGTAGTCCACAATCAATACATGATATATCATAAACTATTTTCAAGTTAATAATAAAATTAGACCCATCGTATTGGTTAAATGAATATGGTTGACAAGATTCTTGGATTTCGGCACAATCGTTATATATTATAATTTCATTATTATTTACATCAAAATCAACATTACCAACACCTGGGAATTGTTGTAAAGTTTGTCTAACAGTATCTAGATATTGTAATTCGGTTGGGTAATCTGTAATTCCAGATGAGGTGTAGAACGTATTTTCAATCACGCTGTCGTCAATTTTAACCTCAACAATAAATTGAGCTGAGTTGATAATACATCCATAGTCGTTCAAAGTTAGATCATAAAAACCTTCATTAAACATTTGTAATATCCCCCGTTTACCTAATTGTCCGGTGTTTTTAAAAACTTTTTCACAAACCGTATATGTTTCATATGATGATACCAATTTAGTACCTTTTAAAATCACTGATTTAGTCAGTGAACATCCGTCCGAATCAACTACTTGTAGGGTATATGTACCCGCTGATAGGTTATTTATTGATGGTGTTGTTTGACCACCTGGTGACCAAAGATATGTAAACGGTGGTGAACCACTGGTTATCATCGTTGATATTTGACCATCATTACCTGTTACCGGATCAAACGGTAATAGAGTGAAAAATACATTTTGACTTGGGTTAACGTAGAAATTGGTTGTTTGAATACATCCAACTGAGTCTAAAACATAAGCGGTGTATGTTCCAGGTGCTAACCCGTTAAAGGTGTTTGACACTTGGTATGGGTATGTAACGGGACTACTAGTTGGTCCAACAACTTGGTATGTATATGGGATAATCCCCCCAGTTGTAGCTATTATTTTAACTGACCCATTATTAAGTCCACAGGTTGTATTTGTTACGGTGGTGTTGACTCTAAATTTGTCAACATTTTTAATTTCAATTATTTCGGTATATGTACAAACACCATCATCAATTATCAATGTATAAATTCCACTGGATAATCCGTTATAGTTAAATATTGTATTTTCATTAATGTCAAATACAGTATTCCCAGAGGAATCGATTAATTGGTAACTATATGTTCCGGATGGTACACCAGAATTTAGTGTAACACTTATAGACCCGTCTAAATTACTACAAAAAGAATTTGTTACCGTGATATTTGTCACACTAAAACTATTGGTGGTAATGACGTTTGTTGATCCAGATGTTGCACAAAATCCAGAATCCTGGACAAACACATTAAATACACCTGACGACACATTTGTGAATGTATATGATGTTGAGAATGATATTATGTTTTCCCCGTTGGATCCTGAGTAGAAGAATGGTCCGGTTCCACCCAATAACTGTACTGTCACGTCACCATCACTACCAAAGCAACTGGGTTGGGTAGCTGTTATTAACCCAATACTCACATTATCTACTTTTCCAACACCTGTAATATTAGTTACGGAACAACCAAGTGAATCCGTAACTGTAACTGGGTAAAACCCTTCTGTTAGTCCGGTAATTGTTGATCCGGTTTGACCAATACAACTATATGTGTATGGTGGTGTGCCTGTAACCCCAGTTATATATATTTTACCATTTGGTATTCCAGAACAACCATAGTTATCAACAACATATGTTCCAAAATTAAGGGTATTTGATGTGTATACTAATACGGTTTCACTTGTTCCGGAACATCCACCCTCATCACTTACTGTGACATAATATGTGTCAGCTGAAACTGGGTCAAATACCGCAAACGTACCACCATTTTTAACATCTAAAACATTACCTGATATATCATATAGGGTATAACTGTTAGACCCAAAAACTGATTGTGTTGTAGCGGTTATAGATCCGTTGTCATTCCCACATGTACTACCACTGGATGATAGACTTACGGTTATACCACTGGAAATGTTAAACCCATATATACTTGGTGGATCTGGTGTAGCGTCTTGTATGTATACAAAATAACTAAACCCAGTTAGATTATTAGCTGAATAACCGGTCACACCAACAGATGTTGGTAATAACCCAGTTGTTGTAGCTTCGTACACAGTGAACGTTGGGCTATCCCCAGCTATATCAAATGATACCGCTCCTAAACCACTGTTGGTACAGTCCCCGGTTACGGATAAGTTATATATTGAAATGAATCCCATTAGTTATTACATAATATATTAAAGTTTATACCGACATTAATTTCAATTGTGTCTGTTGGGTCAATTGGTATACAGTTATTATTATACACCGAAACCGTTTCCTTTGTTTGGTCAATGAAATAACTTAATCCGGAATCCTGTAATTCATCAAGTGCTTCACTTAGAGCGGAAACCCACTGTTGATTTGTTGGTATACTACTTGAATAAGTTAATCCATACCCAATATAGAATGGGTATACATTTAATATAACACCACCAATTCTAATGTCAACATACCAATTAGTCTCCAGTGTTGATAAAACACAGTCATTATTTAAATCCAACCCATTGTTGATGGCGTATGTGTTAAGTGTGTCCGATAATACAACCCCAAATGATGTTGTCAAACTATTATTACTCCAAGGATATAACCCACACTCAATAAATTGTGTCGGACAATCATAAACAAATATTTGTCCCGTAATCTTACATGAGTTACATGGTACTGGTAATAATTGACATCCAGCTTGTCGTCTCCAAACAAATTTTTGTCTGTGGAATATTGAGTTTTCCAACCTAACCCCCCCATTCCATAATGTTGTAGCTGGTACCATTTGTTCTACTAATCTTAACCAGTAGTCACCTAAACCATTAACATAGTCTATCATGGTTCTATACGTAAAATTATCATTAGGAACATTTATAGATTCCTGTGATTCTAGGTATCTCCAATATATAGACTGTAGTGTTGGGTACCCCCCGGTTTTACCGTCGTTAATATATTGTCTATTCCTAACATTTATCGTATTTTTCCAAAATGTTTGAGCGAACTCAAAGAATGTTTTTTGTTTTGGTTTTGGGATTATTTCAGTCCAATCAATACCACCTCTTTGTGGATATGGTGTGTTTGGATTCGGATTACAGTACGTCGGTTGGATGTAGTTTAATCCTTCCTCTGGGATTGGGTAGTTATATTTTCTTGACATTGACCATACGTCATAAACCAAACCTTGTGACGGGTTTAGAAATATATCCACATTTTTAACATTTAACACCAAGTTTTCGTCATAAGCTATGTAATAAGCGTTAAAGTTACCATCACTAGTATTTCTTAATGGACCAACATCATTTGACCAACTTTTATTATTATCTATTGTTTTTCTAAGTCTAAATCCTAGATCCATATATGGAAAATCCCTATATCGATTTAAATATTCTTCACCATAATTAAATGGTTGTAGTATTGTTTGGTAATTCGGATTAGATCCGGTAAAAACACTATTTGTTAGATCCACCTGTTCTGGCATTCTATGTTGTGGTGTAGACTCAAACCAACCACCCCCTTTTTGGAAGAAGAAATTTTCGGAAAATTGTGGGTTTGTCGGGTAACCATTTTCATTAATCGGGTAATCTAAAATAGTTGTCTGTACGTCTGAACTAATCAATGAAGTTGTAAATCCGGTATATTTAACTCCCATGATCGAGAATATATCTGTGGTGTCCAATACTGGTAATTCCTGGACATAAGTTCCACCGGAAATTTTAGCGTACTGTACACCGAATTCATCCATGTCAATTTTTTGATCAGCTAAGTAAACATGTTCATTAAATTCAACTAAAGCTTCTGGAGCTCCTACTAGTCTTAATAAAATTTCAATTGACTTTCTGGTTCCTTTAGATTTGAATAAATAAGCCGAATTTAAAATTAAATTCCTGTAGTATTGGTAATTAAGTTCGTCTGGTGTCATACCTCTTGACCATCCAGTAAATTCATTTGACCCAGTGTTAAATACTGAGTTTAAAAGTTCATCATTACTTATTGGTGATATATTTGTTTTCCAACCTAGTGTTTGCGCTAAATTCTTTAACAATTGTGATGGAATATCATTACCAATATTATAATTAACTGAATTCATATTTGATAGAGCTGATATAAACATTTTTGTTTCATCAAAACTTCTACCGTATATCTGTAATAGTTTTTCAAATTTTTGATCCGAGGTGTCAAATTCCTTTAAAGCTCCGGTGGTTAAAAATCTAGAGATTAAGTTTGTTCTATACTCATCTAATAAATTTGTGTATTCATTTAGTTTACCTAAATATTCGTCAAACTTTCTAGTTTTAATATCTAAGTTCCATGGACCTTCCTTGGGGAATGTTAAAATTTCATTTGTTATACTAAAAGATCCGTCATCATTCTCTTTAGGTAGTATGAATGTCGCGGTATACTCTGGTACAACCATTCTGTTTAGTAAGAATTTTTCAACCTCATCAAAATCTTCGTTAAATGATTTATTTGTGGTTAACTTATTTGGTCTTAAATTGTATGGGTCTGTAATTGTTGTATTACCAGAAAAAGGATTTCCAAGAACAACAACAGTTAGTTTTGTGTCAGCTGATGGGTCAATCGGTGAGTAATAAACTATTGGGTATTCATTATCATAAAAAAATAGTGAATATTTTAGGTAATTTTTTGTGAAGTTCCTAAGTGGTGATACTTCTATTTCCTTTAACTCAAAGTTTCTATCTGCGTTTGTTGTGTAATCAATATCAAATGTGTTATATAAATTATCTAAATTAATATCGAAAGTTGTTTCGTTTTCAACTTGATCATAAACAATGTTAAAAGCACTGTAATATGTACCAAAATTTGGTTGTTGGCTATATACTTGTAAAGCAGCTGGGAAGTAATTTATTATTTTTGTTATCGAAACTGACATTCTTTTACTTAGTGACCCATATAGTGTGAAGTTACTAACTTGTGATAAATCAAAATTTGGATAAACTCTAAAATTTTTAGCTAGTATTGTTCTAGACTCCTCAACACTATCGATATTCATTGAATTTAGTGATATTGGGTCGGAGAAAGCTCCTATTGTGAACGTCCTATCTTTTTTCTCACTTAACGCAGTGGTAAATTCAAAATTAGCTTGTGTTAAACCACCTCCAGCTACTAACTGGAACCCAACCAAGTTGTCCGAAAACGAACCTTCCCCGCTTGGTAATTGTGGTGGACAAGTATATTTTTTTATAGCCATTACGGAATTATATTAGAAAAACTTTTACTAAAATCAATATTACCCCCTCTATCCTGTCTAACCTCATAAAGTAGGTCGTTAAATTGATCTCTAATCTCATAAAGGTTGTATTGTTTGTAAATATTGTTATTTTTATCGTACATCGTGTAGATCCCGTCATCAATAGATTTCGTTTGATTACCGAACATAGCGATAGCTAATGTTGATATATCGTGTTCAACTATTTCAATTTCCGTCGTTATTGGGTTAAAAAATGTATTTGTTATTATGATGTTTTGATCTGGTTGACCAATAAATGGTGTAGCGTTAGGTTTGTTAGTTGGTGATGATGATGGTGATAAGGTACAGAATACTAAATTTGTGGTACCCTCAACATATCGATATCTAATTGATTTTTGTGACGTGTTTGTTAAATTTTGATAGACCGGTTCACAATAAAATGATGAGGTTATAATTCTAAAAAAATTAGGGATTTTTGTACCGTCGGAATTTAAGTACTCAACTCTAAACCCAACCAAACCTTGATTAATAAATTTATTCCTATATTGTGTGGGTACGTTATTTAAATCAATAACCAAACCTTTTACATTCGGTAAAGATGATAATATTCCACAATCGGTTATTACCGTTCTAATTTCAGCTGGTCTAATGTAAAGTGTGTAGATACCCAATCTATTAAACACGTCAGCTGGTAATTTTAAATTATATAATCCACCCAATATCTCAACATTAGTGTTCCCACCTGTTAAATTATTATGAAAATATGGTCTCAAAATGGTACTAGCGTCCAATTTTTGTAATATGAAGTTGTCGGTATCATCCCTACTAGGAGTATAATTCAATATAATCTCAACGTCGTCTGGACTAACATCCGCACTTCTTATTGTTCCGTAATTACCTGTTGCCACAATTAATTTGTTTTAATTTTAGTTTATTTATAAATACTAATTATAGTCATTTTTAACTTTGAAAAACCCATAACCGTATTTAACTAAGTCACCCAGATTATCTACCTCCCCCAGTCTTTCAATATATTCAAGAGCGGTCAACTTACCCCTATCAACATACACGTTTGTTTGAACCTCTGGTTGGTCAATGATGTTAAGGTAACTTTCATTCTTTGTAATCGCTGACAATATCATGTCATTTAACGTCAATCCAGATGATTGTGTAATGTATAATGTAGTTCCATCCTCGTAGTCATAATAATCAATATCACTTATGGTGTAAGCGGTATATGATCCACTTGGGTCCGGTCCCCAATATATCCCAACATTACCTGATGTTCCAGTTACTGGAATACCCAATTTAAATTTACCCCCATATAGATTATACTTGGGTCCATACTGTATTAAGTCATTAACTGTTGATTCTGTGTATCCAGTAACGAGAAATGGTACAGATATGTAATTACTACTTACAAAGTCATTTATATTTGTATTTGAGTCCCCTGTAAATATATAATCATAACTTATTGGGGTTCCAGACCAATTACCACCTGATGGGGTAAATGTAGCGGTTCCCTGTGGGTTAAAAGGTACAATATTTGTAAAGGGTACTGTTACCGTTTTTGATACAGTTGATATCCCCCACGGTGAAGTAGCGGTCATAACAATCGTAAATGTATCATTTGTCAGTGGGTAAACATGTGTTACTGGTGTTGTTCCACTAATAGGTTGTGACGTTCCATCACCCCAGTCAATAACATATGTCACCAATTCCAAAAACTTTTTAAATTCTAAGTCTGATGTATTATATAGGGAATATGTGGTTGGGGACATTGTGGATCCTGAAAACAAAAAGTTTTGAATAACATCTTTCTGTAATACAGCTCCGTCAAATGTTGAGTAGTACCCAATGTCAATAGCTGTTTGGGTGAACATTATTGGTATGGTTAATCCGGTCAATAATGATGTACCTCCAGTACCCCCACTTAATATGTTGGTCATACCAGTATATACACCGGTGGTTCCGGTTAGATATTCGGTGGTCGAAGCTGTAAACAAACAACATGGGTCAATAGTGTAAAACGTTTCACCATCACCGGTATATGTTACCGTAATTAAATCACCCTTTATATTTTCAGGTGATATTTTAAAATAATACTTTTGTTCTTCCATATTATGGGTTTACGTATTCATACCAATTAATCTGGTTTATCAGTATTCCACATCTAGTGTTGTTATCAGTTCTAAAAACTTGGTATGTTTTTTCATCATAATTTAACTTAACCTTATAATAAAAATATTGACCATTATCAAAATTAAATTTATTTGGTGTTATTAAACTTTGTGGTTTGTTAGTCATTCTAATAAATGTACCCAATTTAGCGTCAAAAAATTTAGCTGACATATAAAACTCATCGATATTAATGTAAGACCTGTCTCTTAACCAATAAATAAAAAATCCTTCCTTATCACCAACATAATCTAAAACAAATTGTGGTTTTTTTATATCTACGTTTGGTTGTAGTGGGTTAATTGATACCGACTCGGTTAGACCTTGTTGTACTGGTATTATTATCGTCAAATATATTTTTTGGTTTTTTTCGTCATTAGTATCATATAAATCCAATTTAAAAAATGACTTGGTAAATGGTTTTTTAAAGTAATATATTTCTTGTGGACTAAAGTCCTCATAAATGTAACTGGTCCCCCAATCAGTTGGTGTGACCGTTGTGGCGGTTATTGGTTGTAGATCCTTATAAAAATTAAAATTGTGGTATATTTGTGTAGCTTTTTTATTAATAGTAAAAATGGGTGTGGATAAAACAAAATTCCACTCGTCATGACTAAACCTGACCGTTTCAAAATCTTTAGCTATACCAATAACTTCCTTGACCATTTCGGTTTCGTATTCCTCAACACTTTGATCCCTACCCATAAAATCCCAATTCATTTCAATTGGTATATTTATTTGGTTATCAATATTATCCCTTAAAATTTTATATTTATTCACAATCATCTATTAATGGGTCTTGAATTTCGTTTATATTTTTAACATTGGTTCCTTCCGGAATTATTCTAAAAATTGTGTTAACAAATGGGTAATGTTTTCCATTTGTAAATGGGTAATCAACACCAATATTATTTTGGTCAATAAACCCGTACGGATACAAATCTCTCCACCTAAAACCATTAGATAAATTTGAATAGAAACTGTAGTCTGGTAGTCCAACAATGTTTTGATCCTGACTTTCCTCCACGTAGTCTGAAAATTCCCTAATAATTATTGGGTTGTGGGGGTAATAATAATACCCAAACTGATTTGTCTGGAAGTTATCGTTGGTCAGGTAAAACCAATTATTGTTAAATTTTATTTTATGACAATATCTGGATATTAATCTTTCTGTTTGTTGGTAATCGTTCCACTCACAAAAATCCCCATCAAGTGTGTCCCCCGAAATTACATCTTTATTATAAAAAAATGGTCCTTGTGATGGTATGGTTTCCGATGTGTAAGTACTTTCAGATATTGTGGTATTGGATAGGGTGTTAAATTCATCCCACCAAGAACTTGGTTGACTATTAACTAGTGGGATATTAAACTCCCAACCTTGTTTTAGTTTCCTTGTCCACCCAAAAAATCCTTTCCAGATTGTCGTGAAATATAATTGACTGATCGGTCTATTTTGATTATCTCTAAGTGGGTTTATATCTATATCAACATTAAATGATAATGTATACGATTGGGATCCTTCTTTAGTTGAGCTTCTTTGTTTATTATTGGGGGTTAGAATAGCTATCTCATCTTTAATGGTATTCTTAAAGATGTTTTGTTCAAATCCGGATTTAACTAAAACAGATTCATTACTATTTGTTATAATTTTGTGAACTCTAACATAATATTTTGATGTTGTTTCATTTTCATTTGTCTTACTTATCACTCTTTTAAAAGTACCCGAGTTGTTAGTCAGGAAGGTTGTACCGGTAAATCCTACATTTCTAATGTTAAAAATATATTCATCACTACCATACCCAAAATCACCCAATTTAGTCACTTTAAATGTGGATTCCCCATTATATGTTATTGGTAATTTAACGTATTCACCCACACTTAGTCCGTGTTTTACTGGGGATCTAAATCGTATATGTCGTCCATTAAGATCACTACCCAATGTAATTAAATATGGTATTCCATCACTAACCACCCATGACCAAGATGTTGTTGTGTCATAATCAACAGCGTACATTTGTTTTGTATGATCATTTTTAAATGGATAACTCATGTAGTGTGTCCAATTATATGTTGTGGCACTTTTATTTAGAAAATCTATATGGTTATTTGGTGGTGTTGTATATCCAACAACATTGTTATCAGTTCTAATAAAATCAAACTCTTGGTACTGTGGGTAACCTTCCCATGGGACTGTATTTGGACTTGATGATAATAATTGTGATGAAGCGTTATTGATTGGGTTTGTGTAGTATAGATTGTTTTTATACGGTGTGTAAGTTGTACTACCACTAAATTCATTTTTAAAGACCACTATAAACTTGGTTGATGGTCTGAATACAGTTGATTCTTGTCTTTCATTATCATATACGGTTTCAAGATTTAGATCAACAATACGATCAAAATCAACAATTTCTTTGGTGTTTTGTGTTAACGAAATATCAATTTCATCATTAACATTCGGTGATGTGGTATATCTAAGACTACCAAGTATTATATTTGTTGTTGTTTCTACACCCATATTAGTCGATAATATTTACATATAATTTTATAAATCTATTCACAGCTGTTTTACCGTTTTTTAAACCAAAGTAAAAATGGTATGGAGCTCCCACTATAAATTTATTTTGTAATGGTGTTCCATTTATTACTGGATTACCAGAAGAATCAATATTAGTAATAAAACCATACTGTAAATTTGGTGGTACTGCTGTCATAGTAGATGTTTGAAAATAGTTAAATGGTGAGACGTTATTACTTGTGTCCAGTGATTGGTATTTTCTTGATGGTAACCTACTTGACCCCAAAACCCAGGATGTGTCCCAATTGTTAAATTCATTACCAAAAATAGTGTTATTATCATTTAGTGTCCAACGGTATAGTGGAACTTCTTGTGTACTATTATATGGTATTAGATCCTGTAATAAGGGTGAAAAATTATAAATTTTATATCCGGGTGACAAAGCTCTCCTGTTTTTGTATTGATCCTCACTAGTATTGTAAAATACACCAAAAACCGGTTTATTAGCCGAGTCAACCCCAACCCAAATAAACTGATCTGGGTAGTTCGATCCAACAAATGGATTTATTTGGTATTCAGAATTTATTGACATTGACTGAGCGATATCACCATCAATTCTAGAACCTGTTCTTGAAAAATATTGTTGTACTGAAGCGTCATTTGTATTAAAGATCTGTTGTAGCCACGTTGAGTTAACGAGTCTAGATATTATACCCAACTGTAATACTAATGATGAATCATTGTATGATGAACTTGTTAGTGTATCTGATAAGTATTCCCCACTAAATTCCGGATTTGAACATATGTAGGATATGAATTCATCCCTTTTACCCAAATCCATGATGGTTGTTGGTGTTTTTATCTGTCTATTATTTACCGAATTATCGGATGGACTGGTACTTTGTGACCCAATAAACCCAACAGCTGGGGATATTCTATATGGGGTAGATCGATAAAAGAAACTATTACTAGCTGTATTATAGTTTATTATCTCTTCACAATATTTGTAGTCTGTAAATTCACCAAATTCATCATATAATGTCAACTTATTAAATGTCGGCATGTATAGTGTTCCGTTAACCCAATTATTTTGGAACATGTGTGAAAATACTCCACGACAAGCTGCGTACATTATTCTAAATCTAGCTTTCCATTCCAAAAATAATTCAATGTCAGAACCGATACTACTGACATATGGTTCGTTCAATAAATAATAACATCCATTAATTACTTTATCATTATCAGCACATGTTTCATTTACCGTAAAACCAGT